ACAAGTAATGCGTTGTTATACTCCATAGCAGTATTCATACATAAATTACCAAAATCTTTAGTAGGGATTTTTCCCTTATATTCTGCCACTTGTTCCATACTCTCTATTTCTATTACATGAAATGCAGAAAAGTCTGATGCATCACCACGAGCAACGTCAGCAGCAACTACATAATTTTTATTATAGTTTGGCTGTCTCCAAATCCATAAATTACTATCCATTCCTCTCTTTTCAACTGGATCTTCAATTTGAGTATTTCTATATTCTTCTAAAATAACACCATCAACTACAGTTTGACCCGAAGTGATGAAGTCACAATCACATTCTTGTGCGGCCATGGATGGACCTAAAAGTTTATCTTGTTCATCTCTCCATGATTGTTCTCTGTCTGGATGTAAAGTCCAATGTAATTTGATAAAATTCCAATCATTATCACCTTCTTCAGCACCTACCCAAGTTTTATGAAACCAATTACCAACACCATTTGGTGTGGAGAGTGCAATACATTGACCACCAGTAGATAGAGTACTTTGTGCAGCAGTCCATATTGTATCAATCTTATCAATGAATGCTGCCTCATCAATAATCAATAATGACAATGCCTCTGAACGACCTGCATCTTCAGTAGATGAGATAGCCTTTACTTGTGAACCATTACTGTATCTTAATGATAATTTATTATCTTCAACACACTTTGACTTAACCCAACTCGGTAAATTTGCGTGCATCACACGAATCTTTGTTACAAGGTTTTTAGCAGTATCTTGTTTAGTTGCAATAACCAATATATTCTTATCACTCTGAAAGGTCATCATCCACAATGCGTATCCAGCGGTTAATGTTGATATTCCCAACTGTCGTGCCTTTAAAATAACATTATAATTATTTTTCTCAAAATCATATAATGTATCTTCTTGAAACTTATATAATGAAAATGGAATTTTACCTTGTATTGGATGCTGAATAACAGCATACTTCTTTAGAAAATATACAGGGTCCTGTGCACACTTTAGATATTCCTTTTTGATGACTTCTTTTATGTTATTATCACTCATTAATTTGCTATGTCCACTATTTTAATTCCAAGATATGTTGGAATAGTTACCGCGGCCATTCCATATCCAAAATACAACCACTTATTTTCATACCAACTTGGTTTTGCTAATTTTGTCAGTTTTTCATTGGCATCATTTTGTAATTTCAACGATTCTATTTGTTTACCTTTTGCCACTATTATTAAAGAATCAAGATTAGCCTGATCCTCCAAGTTTTTCATCAAACCTTCATAATCAGTAATCAATACTTTCTGTGATGAAATTAATGAATCAGCCTTTTCTATTTTACCTTCCCATTGGGCATCACGAGCATTTAACATCTCTAATGCCTCAGCATATGTAAACGTTGTTATATCTTTTCCATCTTTTTGTATCTGCTGTCCTAATAATGGGATAAATAGTAGTAATATCCAAAGATATTTCATATTCACTCCTTATCTATGTAAGACGTAAACTATACCACTTGCACCAATTGTCACTTTATTTACACCTATTGGATAAAGTGTATCTGCTGTCAATGAAGTTCCTGGTATTGTTCCACCACCTGATCCGTGAACAACAACATTAGTTACTACTTCACATATAAATGCTGCACCAGCATTTGAACCAGTAAAAGCTACTGTTGTAGATGAATCAACTTTTGTTATTCCGTTGTAATCACCGAGTTTCTGGTCAGTTGGTTGTGACCTAAACATTGTTCCTGAATGTACATCAGCCATTTAATTTCTCCTCATATATAATTATTTACTTTTTGAAAACTTCCTTAAAAAATCTGCTGCATCTTCTACATCATCATTTTCGTAAGCTATTTCCATCTTCTCAACATCTTTTTTGTGTGTTGTCAATTTTCTTTTTAAATTTGTTATCTCTTTTTTATTTTTCTTTTTATTTACTTGTAATTTCTCTATTCCCTTTTCAATTTCCTTTTCTTTCTTTTTATTCTCCTTTATAACTCCTACTAATTTCTTCACTTCTTTTGATTTTTTAGCACTTAAAAAAGTACTTAAACCAAAAAGTCCTAAAATACCAATTATGAGTTTCTTTAACCAATCCATATTTACATCTCCATTATTTTTTTATAAGTAGACTTACTTTCTAACTGTTTAGTTTTCGAAGGTTCATCAAATTCACTGTCATTAAGGTCGCCATACTTTCCATATCCGTTTGCATCCCTATCAATTTTCTCATCAAACCCCTTATCGAAAATATTTACTGTTTTATGTATTCTAAATGTAGTGGCCTTTCTTCCATTTATAGTCGGCATCCCATGTTTATCTACACCTATATCTTTTATTACCATTTTCTTGTTTTTAAATTTTCCTACAAGTATAGTATCACCCTTTTTAACATCTATTGTAATAGCCATTATGCTCTCCAACTTATCATAAGATTCTGTCCATCAAGTTTTTCCGTTACATTATCTTCTCTATTTAACTCTCCACCCAATCCCATCTCTATGATATTTTTTAAATCTTTAAAAGTCAAATCTTTATCATCAAAAGGATGTGCCATATGTCCGTATGCTCCACCCTCTAATAATAATTCTTTTCTAACTGTATCATCCCACCAATCTTTTGTTAGTGGTTGATATTTTTCAACATGAAGTCTTGGTCGTTTTTTCTTACCACTAAATTTTGGATTTGGTTTATCTTCACCATCAACAGTTAAACCCTTTGATTGCATTGAAGTATTTCTTGTTTCATCACCTATTCTACCATCGGCATCAATTCCTGATGCTATTGGTGGGCCCGCAATTTGTTGGTCTTTATCAACTCCCATCCATTTAATTACAGTCCAACCTAAATTATCCATTACATCTCGTAAAGCTTTCTTATAGGGTTTTATCTTACCATAAGATATAGGATTTACTGCTCTATAAGACATAGTATAATCTTCTTCTGGATCCATTGCCCCATCACTTAGTATATAGCTCAGTACTTTCCAACCTAATTCATTTTGTAATGATTCTACCCAACCCTTAGATTCTTGTTTATAGTCTGTCAAATTTTTATAAAATGTAGGCGGGCCATCATCCGTAGGAGCATTTCTACCTGCAGTTCCTTCTTTTAAAATCTCACTAATATCATTATCAACTAAAAAATCACCAATAACATCACCACTAAATTCTTTTAAATAATCTCTCATTATAATCTTTTAACCCAACTCAATACATTAGATAATCGTTCGCCATTTCTTTTTAATACATCTACTTCTTCTGAATTCTTATATTTACTTTTCATGGCATCTTGTAAAGTTTTAATCATTTGTTTTTTCATCTTAGAAGTAACCTTAATCTTTTTCTTTTTACCCCAACTATCAACACCTGCAGCGTTACCAACTCCAACACCAGCAAAGAAGGGTTCGCCGTATTGTGGTTTAAACTGGTAATCTACAATGGTAGCTCCACCTCTTGATTCTTTTCTATATACAAAAGTAACCATAAAACCGATATGTGAAGTGCTCTTATAAGCATCACCGACTTCGATATCATCATCAGTTAATTCTTCTTTTATTAAATCTTTTAATTTAATCATCATTTTTCCAAGTTAAAAGCTCTGGTTAACATTGACCCGGCCTGACTAAGTTTAAGACGAGCCTTTTCATATTCCTTAAAATATTTAATTAAAGTTCTATTCTTACTTTTATTAATATCATCTTCAAGTTCATACCAAAGTCGTCCATCACGAGTCTTATGAATATAATCTCCACCAATCTTGAGTAATTTCTGGTGATTCCAAGAAATATCTGAAATATCTACTTTTTCTTCCAATAATTTTTTCATTTTAATCACTTAACTTCTCCGATATATAGTTTTTCAGTTATAAATATTAAACTTCTAAACTATTGAGTTTTTCTTCAGCCTCTGCTTTCATTTTATTTAATTCTTCGAGTGCCTCTTTAGACATTTTTTCTACTTGTTCGGTATTTTGACTCCATGTTTCTGTTTGTAATTCTATATCTTTAACACCAACTTGGTCAAAAACCTCTAATGGTTTGGAAGCTTCTTCTTTCCAATCTTCTATACTCTCAATTTGGTCTCTTATATAAGAAAGTTGATTATTTAACATCTTTTTTTGTTCCCACTCATCGTATTTTCCATCAATACGAAGTTTATTCTCAAATTGTATTTGACAATCAAAACATTGATTGTATAATCTATACATTTTGTCATCTAATTTTTTCTTCATGATTTTTTTACACTCTGGACAAAACCAAGGAGTCCTTGTTTCCTTTAAAGCGTCCATTCGGTCATTTTTTAGTTCTCTGTCTGCCTTTATCTCGTCTTGTCGTTTCTTTTTTTCTTCCAAATCTTCCATTTGGACAAAAATTCGTTTTTCAGCACTTCCACCCTTTAAAATGTCTTGTCTTGCCTTAACGTGTCTTTGATGTTCGTTCATAACTACTCCTAAAATCCGTATTGTTTTTTATACTTGTAATAAGTTGGGATACTCACACCCAACTCATAAATTATTTCTGTTACACTCTTATCTGTAGTGAGTAATCGTTCTAAATCTTCTTTTTTCACTTTTGGGTTTTCCGTATAATATTTTTTACGACCTTTCATAACGTTATTTACGTATTCTGGATTTTTCCAATGCTCTGTTGTTATTATTTTCGCCTTTTTAGACAACACCTTTCTAACTTTCGGATCGTTCATTGCCTCCTTGTGTTTTTTTGAATTTTTCATTGCTATACTTGTCCTTAATTTACTCTCTTCACTACGTTTATTTCCAAGAGTTGCCCTTCCACCCAAAATTGCAATTTCAAGTCGTCTATGTTTTGATAAATTTTGAAATTGATGTTTTTCACCAACGTTTGGTAAATTATTCCGTACCTTTTGCATTTTTTCTAAACCCTCTGTTGAATATATTTCTTCCCAAGTTTTACCTTTCTTCTTTTTATTTGCACTTACTGCAAATTCGTTATATCCACCATATCCACCTTCGTGTAAATTATATTCAGGATTTAGTTTTTTAATCCAATAAACTTCTCGTTTATTTAATTCTTCTCGTGTTGAACACTCTTCAATTATTTCCTTTTTAAAGTTTTCTATACCATATTTGACAATGGCTCTTTTTAATATTTTACCACTTCCCAAATACATTTCGTCATTTGTAGATTGCTGTCCTACATACGATTTACCATTTATCAAATTTGTTGTTTTATAAATAATCATTTTACTCTCCTATTCTCCTATATAAATAGACAGGAGTTAGAAAAGTGGTTAAAATGTCATTAATCCAGTAATCTGGTTGATCGAAGCAAAACTCCCGGTTAGTTTGAAAGTTTTACCATTATATTTAAAAACTATCCCTTCACTTGGAACAATGGCATCCAATCCACCTATTGCCTTCAATTTATCTAACTGTAATTTTAATGTGTTGAGTTTTTTCAAATCTTTACCTTGTCTAACATCTTTGATGGCCGCATCTAATTGTTTTTTCACTCTTGCAACTGTTGCATCTGGACTTGCCGCTAACCAACCACTTACATTTTTCATTATTTCCGCACCAAGTTCAAAAAATAGTACTTCAAACGGTTTCATATTTTCTTTAGCTATTGCTGAATGGTCATCTTTATCAACACCTAACACCCATTCTAAAAATGCTGGATATTTGGCCAAATCTTTTTTAATTGTGGCTATTTTATAACTTTTATCAAAAAATGCCCACCGTTTTACAAGATTTTTCTGTACTTTCTTGGGGATTCCAGATGTATACATACCTTCTCCCTGTTTAACAAAATCTTCCCAAAACTTCTGGTGGTAAAGTGCCAATGTATCATTATCTTTTAGTTTATATTCTGATTGTAACTTCTTTAATTTGTTTACAAAATACGCTTTCTTCTTATCAAAATCTTGATGTTTAGGAACTGTAAGGAAATTTGGTTTTCCTATTTTATAATGTTTCTGTATGTTTTGATTAACTTGTTTAATCATACCAGCTAACATTCTTGCACTACCCTTTACCTCACCTATTGCCTTTCCACTATCATCGTATTCAAGTGCTCCATGAAATACTATCTCGGCTTTATCATAATTGATTACATTTGATGACTTGGGCCACATAACTTCTAAATTCATCCAAGCCTTACCATTCATAAAAATCTTATTTCTCTGTTTATCGGATAATTTACCAATGGCCTTTTCTAAATCCTTTACGGCAAAACTAAATGCGTCCGAAATATCCCCCCTACCTTTAAATTTTGAGATTATTCCATTTGCGTCCAAAGCAGTTTCACCACCATTTCTCAAATGTCCTTTATTTCTTGCTGCTATAAGTTTTCCACCAGTTGCTTCAGTAATAGTTTCTTCTGATAATTTTCCAAATTTATTAACCATCATCATAAAAATACCTTCATCATAATAACCAAATGCCTCTTTAAACAGTTTTGGTGTTGGCTTAGGTTCTGTATTTGGATCTAACAAATTTCTCATTACCGTTCCACTAATCTCTTTTCCACCAACTCTAACAGAAACGTGTGGTGCAGTCATAAAATATCCATGTTCTTCCCATCCCTTTAGATTATCCTTATTCTTCTTATAATCTTGAAAATATGATAAACCACCACTTTTCTTTCTTCCACCTGCTAATCTTCCGGCATCCTTTTCTCCGAATATATATATCACGGCGGTAGTGTCAGAATCGTATTTTTTTAGCAATTCCGCCTTTAATGGAATCCTCTCTTTTACAATTTTTTTAGATGGAATTCCCATTTTTTTCATATGACGAACTTTTTCTTTAAAATTAAATGGATGTTTTGGTGGTGTTTTAATATCTGATGTGGTGATGTATGCGACATCTACTTTTTTCTCTAACCACTCAAAAGTTTTTTTATGGTGTAGTCCAAACGGTTGAAAACGACCACCATATATTCCAATCACCTTTTTAATCTTTTTAGTATCCTCTGATAACCATTGTTCAAAAATTTTCATTGCTTCTCTCATACCACCAGTCTGTGATTTATGGTTTTTGGCTCTATTATACATCGTTTCCACAATTTCTTTTTGTTCTGACTTGGCTCTACTTTTTATTGACTTAATAGTAATTTTTGCCCTTTTTACTGAATCATATCCAGATCCTTTTATATAGTCCAACATAGTACGTGGATAGTAATATTGTTCTCCTACTTCATTAAGTTGTTCTATTTCATGTTCCTTTAAAATTGGACTTATAAGTTCTCCTACAAGTGCACTGTATTTAGGTTTTTTCGTAGTTGGAACGAATTGTTTGTATTTTTCTTCTGGAGTATGTTCATATTCCTTTATAATAAAACTAAGTTTAGACTGATAATCATTTGGAAGTCTATTTTCTATACCAAGAAATTTTACTGCACCTGGAATAAGATAAAGTATTATTTCTCTTTTATTTAAGTTCATGAGGATCTGACTTGAGGTCCAGAGTTTATTTTGTGCTCTAACTAAATCGTATTTAGGGCCCTTGTCTTGTTTATGATTATAAAACGCAGGAAACAATTCTTTGTAGTGTGGTGTTTGATGAAGAACATTTAATGCATTCATCAATCTTAACTCTGAAGATAATTTATCAGCACCTCGTTGATAGCCTTGTTCAGTATGTTCTATTCCGTGATTGGTTCTCACTATTGGTTCTTTACTTAAATCTTTTATCTTTACTACGGGTTTAACTCTACTCGTATTTTCTATTATTACAAGTTTTTTACCATCACCAACTAAAGTATGTCCCTTAATTCCACCATGATATGTTACTAATGATTTTACAACATCATGTAAAGTTGTTTTTGCAAGTGCCTCTCTAATTCTTGCACCATCTTTAGACATTGCTTTCTTTTTCTTAGATTTATCAAAATCCTTCTCATCTCGTTTTACGAATAATGCAGAATTTACAATTCCTATTCCACGGGAATTCATTCCCTCAGACCAATCTGTATCCTGGTCTATCACATAGCATAACTCTACACCATAACCAGTTAGTTCCCTAACTACTTTTAGATTTGGATTATAATTTCTATCTCGGTTTTTGCCGATAATCATATCATTACCAAACATTGATGCTATTGCAATACATTCTTCTAAGTGTCGTTTCATCTTCGTCCACCTTTATCAAAATCTTTTGAGAACTTCTTTAATTTACCGAATGTTCTAAACTTTTTCATCTTATCTTGTTTAACCCACTTCATCTTATCAAATACTTTCATTCTCATATGTTGTTTTACCATATAGTAAATATCAACAGGATTACCACCCATAGTAATTAACCACTTTCTATACTTCTTAACTAATTTTGCAGAAACGTGTTCGTGTCCATAATGTGTCCAAAATCCCTTCTTTGGGTGTAAGGCTGCTGTTTCATCCTTACCAATATCATGGAATAGTGCTGCCAATCCAAAATCAATATCACCAGTTTTAAGTGCCCTATTCGTAACGGCAATCGTATGTTTTAACACATTCCCTTCAGGGTGTGCATCTCTCCTCTGGTCGAAGTTTTTTAGATTATACACACGTTTCTTCAAGTCACTTGGTAACGCATTATAAATATCTTTAAACTTTTTTGGTTTTGGACGAACTGCTATTTCTTTTATTTTTTTACCAGTATCAGTTTTTAGAAATGGACCTCTCCTTAATGTTGCGAATTTTACAGGTATTTCCATACCAAATAATTTCTTAGGTGATAAGATTCTCAATGTAATCATCTTAGTACGATTGTCAACTTTTAAAGTTTCAAATTCAATTTCTTTATATCTTCTACCTTTCATTTTTAGGTTGTGACCTGTAATAAATTTTTCAACTTTACTACCTTTTACGGCATTTGCTTCGTTTAAGAATTTCTCTTTTTCCATTGATTGTATTACTTTTCCTATTTCAGGTCCCCTTAAATCTTTAGGAACTTCATTTCCCTTTACTGATAATTTAAATTTAACCAATTTCTTAAAATCGTTTCCTATGTATTTACCCCATTTTATAATTTGATTATTGCTTAATGTTGTTCTTTCTTGAAACTTTTTAACTTTATAAATATTCTCTGGTTTAAAAGTCTGTAATATATTTAAAAATTGAATGTTTTCTGTTTCATTATTAGAATACTTCAAATTATTTAATTTTGTACCCAAGGAACTTACATCATTTTTTCGTAAAATCCAAGCTAAAAATAAAATATAATCGTTTTCATTTACATATGGTTTATTCACCTTTAATCCTGGTAATATTTGTTCAGTAAATCCTAACTTATCACATAACTCCATATATTTCTTTGGTGATTTTGCTTTCATGATTGATTTAAGAAACTCTTCTCTAATCCTTTCACCACTTACACCATTTAAACTTGGATTTTTCTTTAGTGCTGCATATGTATCAGAATGTATCGTTCCACCCAGTGCTGCATTAAAACGTAATGCTCGCAATTTTCTTAATGGATCCTCATCAAACCTCAATTCGGCCTGCCCTACCGTCTTTACTAACTTATTCTTTAAATCTTCTAACCCTCCTGTTAAATCTACAATTTCTTCTCTACCAATATCATAAAATAATGCATTGATAGTTAAATCTCTTCGTTTAACATCACCCTGTATGTCTGAAAAATCTACCGAGTCTGGTCGTCTACCTTTTCCTATGTCTTTTCTAAATGTAGCAATCTCATGTCCACCCACAACCACAACACCAAATGATTTACCAACTTCTAAAGTTTTAAATCCACCCTTCTTTGCAATTGCCAATACCTCGTCTGGTTTTGCGTCGGTTGCCATGTCATAGTCTTTTGGACTTTTACCGAGAATTGCATCTCTTACTGCACCACCAACAATATAAAGTTGTTTCTTGTTCTTCTTGAACAACTTGTATATCTTTTTGATATCATTTGGAACTTTTAAAAATACTTTGTTCCTTTCATTTATTGGTAATAGTTCTGTAAGACTAATCATCTACGCCTTTCTTTTCCTTTAAAATTGGATGGTTTTTTTCTTTTTTCAATATGTGTACCAATCATATCTTTTACATCACCCTTGTCATAATCAACTGAATAATCTTGACCACCATATTTATCCCAACTTGCTATAGTATCATAAAAATCTGTATATTTGAGTCCAGTATTAATAACTCTCTTTATCACTTGAACTCTCTGAATATTCTTGTCGTCACCCCGACCACTTGATGCATCATACGGATTATCCGCCTTTGGAAAATGAAGTTGAGTATATCTACCTTTCTCAAACCAAGGCTCAGGTTTATTACTATCCACTCCTAACTTTCGTTTCTTTCGTGGACTTGTCCATCCTGTGTCTGGTTCACCGGCATCTGCTCCACCCGTAGAACCATTGTTGTGAGAATACTCATTTAATATGTCAAGTAATTTAATCATTTTTTCTTATTATCACCTGATTTAGTTTCTAATCCCATTTCCTCAGTAAAATCATTTGACTGTTCTATTACTTCTCCTATCGGTGCATCTACTACCTTCACATTCATTTCTATATCACCGTCACCACCATTTGCTATGTCTTGTGCTACTAAAGCCGCCCATCTATGATGACCATCTACGATATACATCTCACCAGTTTCAGGGTCTCGTGATACGATAATTGGTTCGTTTATTTTTCGAGTAAATTCGGAATCTGGATCACCATTCTGTAATTGATTTAAAAATAATGATACTTTTTTACCAACAAGTTGATTTTGAGTTGCCTTTAAATCGGTTACTTTAACTCGTTCTACTGGTGCCTCTTTTCCTATCTTCTGTAAAAATAATTCTTCTGTATTAACTTCACCGTTTTCATCTTTTTCTAAAATACCAGCCTTTACCATTTGGTCTGCCTTACCACCCGGTTTTGGTTTAGATTTTAATTGAGGCATTTCGTGTCTTGGTATTCCTTTATTATCCCCACAAAATAAGTTTGATCCAGGAACACTCACTTTACATAAATCTACATCTCTATCATCGTGAACTAATTGTTGAACTCCTGCTATTATTGCTCTTTCTTTTGCTGCGTCTGTTCCTACTGCATCATCATCTGATTGTGGGCCCTTTGTAGTTCCACCCCTCTGACTTGGTGAATCTGGATGTGGTGGTCCATCTATTCCTGGTAACCCACCTTTTTTCTTAGGTTTTTTATCTTTCTTTTCTTTACCCTTTTCGCTACCAGCAGGTTCGCATCCAGTATCTTCTGGATTTTGTCCTATTCCACATTTCTTTTCGTCTATTAATTCTTTTAATTTAATCATTTTTTCAACATCTGTTTTAAATCTTTTTTAGGAACAAGTTTTTGCTGTTTTACCCACTTTTTAGCTATTTTACTTTTAAGTGGTTTATTCAAAAATCCATTTAATCCTTTATTAATCAACATATTAAATTTTTTCTTCGCGGTGTCTGGATCTAAATGTTTATTATTATCCACGATTAAAAAGTTACTACCACCAAACAATCCTTGAAAGAAAGCTAAATTATTTTGAACTTCTTTCCAATATTTTTCTACTGTATCTTTTGGTAATCTTCGTGGCCGTGATTCGTTTCGTTCCTGTGCAACTTCTAATGAAGTCGTTACAAAAACCATATAAGTATCATACCCCATATCTATTAATTTTTTTCTTTCTTTTTTTACTGAATTAAACTTATGACCAGTTCCATCAATAATAACACCCAAACGACCTTTTAAATATTGTCCCATTCTCTTTTGACTTAAATATTTTGCACTACCCCGCAAACCACTATAATCTTCAAAATCAGGATCGGTAAGTTGTTTGAATAATTCAGGTGGATAGGACTGTATGTTAAGATAATCTACTGATGAATCGTGTCCATAGAATTTCTTTAAAAGCATTTCTAACTCTTGGTCTTGATTGACCATTTTTAATCCAGTTTTAGATACATTGACTTTTTCGGGAATACCGAATAGTTGATGGGCTACATAAGACTTTCCACTACCAGGTCCACCAGCAAGAAATACTGCTTTGAATATTCCTGGGTCATTCACTCCCTCATTTAGCAAATCTATTAATTTAATCATAGGCAAAGCTCCATTTTGGATATATTAATTCACTAATAAATATAAAAAAATGAAAATATTAGAAGTTATTTGAAAATAATTCCTCGTTGGATTTCTTCATATAACTCACGGATACCATCTTTAAGTGAAAATTTATATTGATAATTTAATTCCTTTTGTATCTTATCAAAATTTACTCTATAATCCCTTGGATCATCAAATTTAACATATTCAAGTTTTCCTTCACCTAAATAATCTACTATCGTATTTACAATTTCTTTCTTTTGATAATTTAAATCGTTAAAACCAGTATTATACACTCCATGTAAATCTTTCTCCATACATTGAATAATCATATTACAGGCATCTTGAACATGCAAATATGGTCGCCAAGTATCTTCACCATAAACTTTAAGTAATTTGTCTTTATAATACTGATATACAAACTCATTTATCGTTATGTCATATCTAACTCTATAACTCACTCCAAATAATGTAGACATTCTCAATACTAAATGTTCATTTTCCAACACAACTTTTTCTGCCTTTATTTTGGAATCTGCATATAATCCAAGTGGTTCTAATGGTGAATCTTCTGTAACTACTTTATCAGTTTTTCCATAATTACTACAAGTGCTTAAAAATAATAATGATATATCATAGTTATATGCACATTTACTAATCCATTCTGTGGCTCCTGTATTTACACCATATACCGAACTTTCATATTGTTTACAACTTGGTTCTCCTACTATTGCTGCCAAATGAATAACATAATCTGCGTCCTTTACAACGGCCTCTATTAATTCAAGATTATTTATTGTATTTTTAATTAATTTACATTTTGGATTATCTAAAAATGGAATTACTCCTACTGAACCAAAAAATAAATTATCATATACAATTACATCATGTCCTTGACTTAAAAGTGTTTCTGTTAATTTAGAACCAAGATAACCTGCTCCACCTGTTATTAATATTCTCATATTTTAAATATTGATACTAATTTATTGTTAAATTCTTCTACATTAGTATCCATTGGAAGATCCTCGATAATAACTTCATTATTTTCTGATGCGTTCACATTTGATTTATGATATAAATTGGCCATGACGGTATCATAAACCAAATCAATACTAAGTTTAATTCCAATAGTCTCCTTTATACACTCATAAAATGATGTAATTGGGTAAGTTGCCTCAAAGCTATCTGGTGTAGCATTACCAAGTTGAATTACAGGAACTCCAATAGAACCTGCATAATGAGTTGATCCGGAATCCACTCCAATAAACAACGAACATCCCGATATCACAGAAAGCAATATATTTAGTGGAGTTCCAATGCCCTCCTTTCTCAAATCATAACCACTTTTAGTAATTCTTCCAATACCATCGGCAGGATTACTCCCAACAACTATGATATTACAATTAACAGAAGATTCGAGTTTCATAATTAAATTTGTCCAATCTTCTTCATCCCAAAAGGGTTTAATGTGTTTAATTGTGTTACCTTTCATTCCACCATTTCTTCGAATACACTTACAAGGTAATTCTCTAAGGTATTATGAAGATTCATCCAATGTTTTTGATTATACGCTACATTTTGATAGGATTCTTTTATTTTATTCATGAATTTATTTTCATCCATTTTGATAATAGTATGTACTTGGTTCATAACAAATCTTAATCTTTCAGTATGATTTTCTATATCATCATAACTCTCATCAAATAAATATGGAAAGGTTTTAAATCCAAAATCCTTAAACATCTGTAAAGATCCTGGAGATGCTGCTAAAATAAATGGATGCATCATAGATGCCCTAAAAGTTTTTTCTGTCAATCTTGTACAAGTAGAACTACTAAAAGTTGTCTCTGGAACTAAACTAAACCAAGTAGAATTATAATGATCATAATTTACCAAGTCATTAAAAACTTCCCTATCACCATCAAAGTTGTTTCCTAATTGTTTAGGTATTTCAGTTTCTATTAAATCTTTTCCATAGGATATTATTTCGCGATTATATACAAGTTTTGTATTTTCTAAATTAGAAATTAACTGTTCTTTTGATGTCATATCCCTATTATATGCCGAATAAAGAAAATTATCTTGTATTTTTCTTCGTTTCATATCACCCAACATAACCAATCTATGATTATGTAATACTGCATTATAAAATAAACATTTAAAATCTCGTTTTATACCTTTTGTAAAATCAGGTAATTTATATAACCATTGTTTAAACTCATCTGCGGATTCGAAACCACCAGGATGAATAGTCTCCCACTTTTCAATATATGCCTTCGTGGTTTCTGCTCCCACTTGTAGTTTTACAAAATCTTCATTGGTCCGTGACATAATAAGTCCGTTATAAAAAAACTCCCAGCAAAATGGTACAAAATTTAATTTCTTTTGTTTAAATTTATTATTACATAAAATTTTAATTCGTTTTATATTATAACCTAAATCCGATAATCTACCAAATACACTACTACCATCATTAAATTCCACTTTTCTATCCACTATTACATATAACTTTTCATCATTATTGTATAATTTTGGATCTGGAAAGAGCTCTTTTATTATATCATCAGAATAATTGTTATCATGTAAATCGTCATAAGGTACAAACCATAAATGATACTTATAATTTTTAATAGTAGTATTATTTATAAATCCATGATGTCCACCATTTCTTTCATGTACACTACACTTATATTTAGAAAACTTATCAGAAGTCAATACAAATTTTCCATTATTACCCCAATATCCAAAACTCATCCGTTTAAATACCTCATAAATATTTCACAATCATCTTGTATCAACTTATAAATTGATCTTGATAAACTACCCTGCATATAAAAAATTCTATCTCTATCTAAGTTGTATTTCTTTGCTATTTCTTCGTCCATCACCCATCTTCTTTCATCTCTATTCCCATCTCGTATGTCAGATTCAGGTTTAAATTGTGACTGACCGTGATGATAAAATAAATTACCATAACACAAATATAGATAATCATTAATCTTCCATTTATTGGAAACATTCAGTAAATTAAATTTGTACTTGTTAAATATATGAACTAATTGAGTTCCCATTTCATCATTTATTTCACTACTACGCCAAGAAAATTTATTTTTATCCCACCATCCAACTGTAGTTATAAATAAACATGGTTTAGGTCCCAAATGTGGTACTTTTGGCCCATAAAATCTATCGCCCATCGAAATAAAATCTACACTTTTTAATTTTTTTCTACAAATTACATCCCAATCATTTATAGGAAATGCATCGGAATCAATAAAAATCACTAAATCATCATCATTTGAATTTTTCTTAACAAAATTTAAAAACATATAATCAAGATATACTCCATGTGTCCATCCCTCATTTAGTGGTTTTTTGGGTCCACCAATCTTAATTTTATCCATAATATCACCATTGATAAAAAAATCAACTTGTTGTAATTTTAAAGGTATATTATCATCAGTATATTTTATGGAATCATCTTCATCTAAAGTAGGTTGGGAGCCACTCTTAATGTGTTCACTATCATAAAACATATAAATTTTGAAATCTTCTTTTGTATATTTCGTGAAACTTTCGTACCAAGTGTCAAACCACCAATGTCCACGAGATGCAACAACTATATGTATCATTTTATCTCCAAATTTTTAATTAAATTTTCTTTTTGTTTTGGTATAAAATTCTCATAAAAATGATAATAATTATATTTTAATACATCTTCAATCGACCAATACCATTCTTGAATTTCTTCTATTGATTTATTACACAATTTATTAATTTCTGTTTCTATCATACTAAATCGTTTTTTCACATCTAAAATATCATCATATCTCTCATCGATAAATGGTGAAAATGTTTTAAATCCATATTCTCTTAATTTTTTTAAAGCCCCAGCGTTATCCAAATAAATAAATGGTTGAAAATTAGTAATTGGTTTCCATATCTTTTCACTAAAAATTAATTGATCATCTAAGTCTGTGAAATCATTACCCGTAACAACTTGAAAATAACTATCTAAATAATATTTTATATCAAATTTTTCATATGAATATTTTGCATCACTCAAATCTTTTCTATCAATAACCAATGGCATTTTTTTCTCCAATGATTTTCTTTCAGATTCCGTAACCATATTTTTCCAATCCCAATCTGAAATTTTAGGAGCAAAAGAAACATATCCTTTGTCTAATAAGTTATTCTTATCTAAACTCATTACCAACTCAACTCTATGTTTTTTTGGTAATCTATTAAATGAAATATAATATTTACTTCTCAATTTCTTCTTAGTATCTAACCACTTTTTCATGTTTTTCGATGACATTACATCACCATAATACATCATAGATGACCATTGTTTTGTAAATCTCCACCAATCTATTGCACAATATTCATATTGAACAATATTGATATCTGTATCCATTGGTGATTTATCTAATCCATGATTACTATCCATATAAATAAAATCTTTGTGTGCAATTTTATATTTGTCTAACAAAAAATGTACTCTTTCAAGTAAAGGTTTATGTAATATAGTATCTCGGTGGTGTGATCCTAATCCCTCATATCCATAGTTAAGTACAATTTTACACTTACCGTTCTGTGCATCTTTTATTACTTTACTTGAAATAGAATCAAAAACACTCACATCTTCAAATGTATCTGGCCATTTATTATAACCAAGTGACCAAGCAAAAGAATTTACATCAATGTGATATATATAATTAGATTTAATTTTATCAATAGGTAAAGTATCTACTTCTAAAAATTCCCATTCTCTTTTTGATTTTTTTAAATATTCAAGATTAACGTTCTGAAACATTCCTAAAAACACATTACCGGCATTACAAATTTTTCTCCCCTGAAATATATAATCTTCACAATTAGGTAGTGGATCACCATTTTCTTTAAACCTATCAAAACCAAAAATTAGTTTACTCATTGTTTTTGTACCACTCAATTGTTTCTATTAATCCCTCCTCGAAAGTATATTTAGGCTTAAATCCAAGTTCTTTTTGTATTCTTTCTGTGCTACACGACCTAAATGGAATAGTAGTGGGTTTTGTATTATCCCACTCAACTTTAGGATTTTTACCAGCAACTTTCAATACAGTATTTACAATTTCCCCTATGGTAATTGTTGTACCATAACCAAGATTGTATGGTCTCATAGATTCTCCTTTTTCTAATACCAATAATACACCTTTTGCAACATCTTTAACATATAAAAAATCTCGAACTACATCAGGACTTCCCCAAACCACAAATGGATTCTCATCCTTTAAAACTCTATTAATAAGTGCCGGAACAACATGACAAGTTTTAATATTAAAATTATCATGTGGACCAAATATTGCAGTCCCACGACATATTAAGATTTTCATTTCGGAAAGGTGTGAACAATGTTCAAATACCTTTTCTCTATATCGTCTTGACCATCCGTATCCATAATATGAAATATATGGCTCATCGTCCCAATACTCATCTTCAGTAATTGGATATTTTCTATCAGGATATCCCGTAGAACTATTGATATCAACAAATCTTTTTATATTAGACTTGTATGAGGCCTCTAATAAATTTGTAGTACATACTATCTGATTCATTGCCACTTGAAAGTCTGTCGGAACATCACTTGGATGTGCTATTTTTCCTGCACAATGTATAACATAATCAGCACCTTCAACAAGTTTCATACAATCATCAAACTTCTCCAAATTAATATTTTCTAATACCTCTATCCTATCATCAACGACATTCAAAGGTCTATTATGGGTATGTGTTTTAACTTCGGCACCAAATTTTAATAATTTTCTAATAACCTGATACCCTATCATTCCACTTCCACCACTTACAACTACTTTTTTATTTTTATAAAACATTATTAATCTCCCAATCCTTAAAATTATTTCAACTTCCCTAAGGCAGTTGATGTTTTTTGTATTCTACTTTTTTTATCAAAATCTCTATTATTATAAAAAACAATATCTTCCGAATTAAATAATTGATCACAATCTTTACATATTAAATTTGATTCTTCACAGGTTCCATTTGTATGATGTTTATAAATTTCAGAATATAAATTATCTACATCAATAGAATAAATTTCTTCCAATGATTGATTTTTAAAATTTCCCAATACCATTTTATTGTTAAAATCAAAACAACACATAATAATATCACCATCTACTTGTATTTGTATAGGTCCCGTAAATGGTCTACCACACGTATCTAAAGTTTTTGGTGTGGCTTTATCACGATATTCTTTTCCATAAATCCAATTATGTGGTGCCCATATTTCTAATTTACATCTGTCACCAAATTCTTCAACCAAACCATCAATATCATTTTTATTTTCTTCTACAATATCTGCAGTTATGATAATCTCACAATCATCTGGTTTATTCTCTAATGCATAATTAATCGTATTCATAGTTTTTTCAAAAGTAAACTTATTATTTCTGTAATTCATTATCTTACCATAACTATCTTTGTTGGCGGTGTGTAAACTAAATCTAATATCTGTAACTCCAACTTTGAAAAGTCTATCCAAATCATCATTCTCTATCATAGAGCCATTTGTTAAGATATGTACTTTTAAATTTTTAGAACAGGCATATTCTATCTTCTCGACAATATTTTTATCCACAAATATCTCACCAAATCCAGAAAATGTTATTTCTTTTATTTGCTCTCCTATTTCATCCAAACACTTATCAAGATAAAATTTATATGTATCCGTAGTCATTATTTGTTTAGGGCGAGTAAAATCCTCTGTCGGCCAGGGACAAAATACACACCCAGCATTGCAAGATGTTGATGTTTCTATTCTTACCTCATTAGTATTGGGGATCGGCACTTATAAATTCTCCTTATTGTATTCCTTTGTTATCTTCTCATAAAATTCTTTACTAAATTTTTTAATAATATAATCTTTTTCTCTATCACAAACATCAACATTTACATCTTTAGAAATTATTTCTCCGGACTTGTAAACCATTTTCCATATTAATTCTCCACTTCTATCCCACCTACGAGATACTCCATTTCGGTGCCCATACTTAAAAATTTCTTCACGTTCCTTCTGTCCATTTTCATACCATTCAGTAACTAATCCATTTTCTTGACCATCTTTGTAGAAACTTTCACTCATCTTCTGTCCATTGGGATGCTGACCAATACATAATCCAGCTTGTTTTCCATTTTTGTAAGTTCTTTCTACTTCCTTTTGTCCATTTTGATAATACACTTTATCAATCCCACAACCATTCTCAAATTCAGTTTCATACATAACACTACCATCTCGATACCATCTTTTTAGTTTTCCACATATCAAATGATCTTTATAAGTTATTTCTGCTTCTTTCTGTCCATTTTCATACCATTGAGTAAATAATCCATCTAGTTTCCCATCCTTGTAAGTTCTTTCTTCTATCTTCTGTCCCCGTTTATACCCGCACCAATCAATAAACGGGCCATTCAATTTTCCATCTTTCCAAGTGTATTGATTACACAGCCTCCCGTCTGGAAACCAACCTTTAGATAGTCCATCGGCATGTTGGCCAGCTTTATAATACCATTCATATCTCAATCCAAGTCCTGTGTCATCTAATGAAGGAGTTGATGTGTGTTGGTCAGTTCCATCCCAATAGGCTCTAAACAGGCCATTTTCTGGCCTATTTTCTTCAATCCATTTACTGGCATGCTCACCTTTTATCTGTGACATTATGTTCCTCCTCCCTCCCCCACATTGTTAATCTTGCCAAATCCCTATCGACATATCGAATTTTTTTAACACCCCCTACCTTAAACCCCGCCAAATTCATAACATTCCTTAAACCTTGCTCATTAAAAAAATGAAGATGGCAGGAGTTAAATTCATCGTCTAATATGTCTCTATACTCAAACTCTTCTGCATCAGGAACTTCAATATACACAGTCCCTGCAAGTTGACTTAAAAATCCCACAGGATCTTCTATGTGTTCTAAAACGTGTATTAAAGTTGTTATGTCTGCCTTGTAGTTATCTTTTACCCGTAATCCCAAATTTTTTAAATGTTGTATACTATTCTGTCCAAGTTCGTGACAGACAACTTTATATCCTTCTTTTTGAAGCTTATATGGAAACACACCAATTCCTGATCCTATATCCCATACCTTACACTTTACAGGAAAGATGTTGCAAAAAAACAACACTCTTTGATTGTTCTCACTGTCAGTGATGGACATAATATCATCAAACGATTCTTTTAGGGTCTTACCCCTAAACTCCGTACTACGATAAATGTGATCATATATATCCGTTAAACTGTCTAAAGGGTACATATGAAATTGTTGATAATGTCCACATTCACATTTAAACCATGTCCGGCCTTTTACCCCCATAGACATTTCATACTTATCAGGATCTTTATATTCGTATATGGGAGTATTCATATTTGAATTGCATATAATACATTTCATGATTCAAGTCCTTCCAAAATACCCACCGTTCCAATAATATCCTGAAATTTTTCAGAAATTAATTCTCCATTATCAAAAATTGCTTCATATGTTTTTTGTCCATTTTCATACCAATAAGTATATAATCCATCTTTTTTACCATTCTCTTCATGATGGTTTCTTTCCCTTCTCTTATTTCCATTTTCATACCAATCGATTCTTTTAATTTCTACACCATTTTTATAAATAGTTTCATCCTGTTTTTGACCGTTTTCATACCATGTAATCCACACTCCCTCCTGTTTTTCATTTCTATAAGTTCCTTCTTCTCGTTTTTTTCCACTATCGTAATATTTTACCCACTTTCCATTTCTTTTTCCATCTTTATAAGTATACCCTAACCACCCACCATTATATGCCTTATTTAAATCTACATCCCAAAGTATTCCATTCTTATAAGTCTCTTCATATTTTTTTTTACCATTACTTTCCCAATAAATCCATTTACCATGTGGAATATCATCTTTATAATTTTGTTCATATATCTTTACATTCTTATCGTGCCAACGAAATCTCTTTCCATTTCGTTTTCCATTCTTCCACATTTGTTCTTCTAATTTAGTGCCATCTTGTTCCCATTGAATCCATTTTCCATCTAATTTACCATTTTTCCATGTTGACAATTGTTTTATTTGTCCACTTGGAAACCAACCTTTAGATTCTCCATCTGCACGTACCCCATCTTTATAATACCACTCCCATCTTGTCCCCTCCCCCTCATTTTCATCGAATGTCAATCCACCCTCATCAAAATTTATTACACCTTTCCAATAAACTCTGAATAGTCCACTTTCAGGTTGATTTTCTTCAATCCACTCTGGTGCCGGTTTACCGCTTATTCTACTCATATCTATCTAGCCCGATTTACAAAATCAGCCCATGTGTTTGGAATTTTAATGTAACCCATATTATTTAAAGGAATTATACCTATAATCTAAATTATCTTTATTACTCAAATACCACTCAATAGTTTCTTCAACTCCTTCATCTATATCTACTGATAATTTAAATCCATTAGAAAACATTCTTTCCATATCTAACAACCTAATTGGATCTCCATTTGGTTTTGATTTATCAAATTCAATTCCACATTCAAATCGTGCTGCTATACTTGATGCTATCTGTGCAATAGTAACTCCTTTACCACAACCAAGATTAAGAGGCTCTGTTATTTTATTTTCTACTGCAAAAATCATTCCACGTGCAACATCTCGGGCATAAATAAAATCTCTAATTGGTGAACCATCTCCCCAAACACTCATAGTACCACCTTTACCAACCTCTTCTGCCTTTCTAATTAAAGATGGGATTACCATTGAATTTTCTAAATCAAAGTTATCCCATTTTCCATAAACATTGGCGGGACGAACAATAGAAATTTTATCCCAACCATGTTGTATCCTATAACCATCTGACTGTAATTCACCAATCCTTTTTGCCCATCCAGGTAATTTATCGGTTTCTGATGGAAATGTTTTCCATACATCATCTTCACGGGAAATATCTTTGTGTGCATAAACCCCATTTGAACTTGTAAAAAGATACCATTTAACATTTTCTCTAAATGCTGCCTCCATCATATTAGTATTAAATCTTATCATTGGTAAAAAATAATCTAATGGTCGAGTTTGAGACATTTTAGTTGAACCTTTTACTCCCGCAACATGAAATACATAATCCATACCTTCACATACTATTTCACAGTTCTTATAAATTGTTAAATCTGTTTTAATAAATTCTACTTCTTCAAAAAAATCAACTGGTTCATCAAGTGAAGCAACTCTTATTTTTGCCCCTCTGTCAAGTAATAATTGAACAAGTTCTCTACCAACCATTCCAGTTCCACCCGTTACTAATACATTTTTATTTTTTAACATTTTTACACACCTCACTTATAAAATTAATATCTTCTGTTTCTAATTCTGGATAGTTTGGTAAGAAAAATCCTCGTGAATGTATTTTATCTGCCACTTCACCGTGAAATTCACCATATCTATTTACCCAAAAGGGATGTAGTCCAAGATTACCTGCACTAAATATACGAGTTTCTATACCATTTTCTACCAATCTATTAACAACATCTTTTCTATGTTCTTTACTTTCTGCTAAAACTCCAAATGAAATACTACACGGATTATCATTTCCCCAATTTTGAAATTCGAAATGGTCAAATAATTGTTTTGCATACTCAAGATGATTTTTTGTTCTCTGTTGTGTTATCCAATTTGATTTCACGAGTTGTCTAATCCCAATAAATGCCTGTAAATCTGTTGAACGAAGATTAAAACCAGGAACTAAAAAAGTAAATGGTTCATGAAAAATATCTATATTATTTTCTACCATTTTCTGTTTATAAAGTTCTTTTGGTAAATCTTTACCCCACCCATGACTTCTTAACATTAACAAAGTATGATATAATTCTTCATCATCTGTATTTATCATACCACCCTCAATAGTTGAAAATTGATGACCAAAATAAAATGAAAAAGATGACATAACTCCTACCTGACCGACCATAGTTCCATCCTCATAACTTGAACCAAGTGATGCACAACCATCTTCTAATAATGGTACACCATATTTTTCAGATAATCTCCGTAATTCGTCCTTATAATGTGGGACCCCTAAAACTTGAACAAATATTATTGCAGAAATATCTTCCGTTTTTAAAAGAAATTCTGTTTGTTCCAAATCTATACCAAATGTTTTTTCATCTGCATCAACCATAATAGGTTCTATTCCAAAGTGTAACAGCGGTGAAATTGTAGTAATCCAACCAACTGATGGAACAATTACCTTACCATTCAATCTACCAAGTTCTTTTAATGCATAAATCATCAAAAGATTTGCAGAAGAACCTGAATTTACAAATACAGAATACGTTGTTCCTATGTATTCGGACCACTTTTGTTCAAATTCTTCAGTAAGTTTCCACTTAGTAAGTCGAGGACCAGTTAATAACCATTCTATTAATGTATTAATATCACTAACATCAATTGTTTCTTTTGCGAGGGGAAATGAAAATTCATTACTTCTAAGTTCTTCAAAATTTATATTTTTCATATCAATGTCCTTCTATTTCTTCGGTATCATTTGTCTCACCTAACGCCAGTTTATATAATCTATAATCATCAGTATTGCCCCCACAAAACCAAGAATTTTTATCAATAAATCCACCACGATCCTCATGGTATTTACTTGGTAAATCATTCAAATCTGCAATCTGTTCAAAAATAGTTTTCATCATCTCATTATCATAAAATTTATCATATAAATGTTTTTGATTATAAACAACTTTTGGTAACAATTTTGTTGAATAAATTTCATGTAATTCGTTAATGTCTAATTTACAAACCCTGTTTATCTCTGATACAACTTGGGTGAATCTTTCATAATCATCTTCAATTTCATCATAACTTTCATCAAACAATTCTGGAAAAGTTTTAAAACCTTGTTCTTTTAATTTTTTTAAAATTCCTGGCCTTCCCAAAATAATAAGAGGATGACACATTAATGTTTTGTATGTTTTTTCAAAAATTGTTAAAGCATTACTTCGTTTTCCACCCTGAGTAACCGAAAACCAAGTTTCAGTTACTATTTGGAAATAACTATCATTAATCAACTCTAATGAAGGTAATTTTATTTCATCATAATCTCTTTCACCACCCATAGTTATATTTCTATCAACAATATGTGGAGATTTTTCAAAAAAATCACTCTCAAAGTCATATGGATAATGTTTAGAAAAAACAGAAGTTTCCTCGTATCCTGGCTCAGACATAAAGAGCTCCTTATCGTTCCATAAATCAAAATTTTCAGGGGGATCAGTAATATGATATTTATCTCTATGTTTATGAAGTTGAAATGAAACAAAACCCTTTTCTATCAAATTTAACCTACTCAATTCATTTAATAAATAAACTCTATGTGGTCTGGTTGCACTATTTAAACACATATAATATTTTGATTTTATTTTTTGTTTAAGTTGATTTTGAGAATCAGTATTATATGGAAATTCTTTATATAAATGTTTATAAAATCTTGCAACTCGATGTGCACAAGCATTTACTGTAACATGGTGTTTACAAACATATGTTTCATTTTGTGAAATATACAAACAATTATCTTCGGTATGACCACATTGATCAACGACTTCCCATTGTTGCTCTAAATTAACCCATTCCCAATCCCCATAATTTATTTTAAATCTCATATCAGGAGGAATCCACTGGTTTTCATCATTTTGCATTATAATGGTCACCCCATTCTATCAATAAAGTAACTAACGAATCATACTTTGATTTTGGTTCTCTTTCATATGCATGTTTAAATGCAGGAAATATATCTTCTGATTCATCTAATACAACAACATCAACTCGTTTCAATAAATTTTTAAAGGCCTGAGTATGGTCTTGGGTATGTTGTTCACCGGCATCTAATGGAATTCTACTTCCTATTGAAGTTCTAATTATAACTCTTGGTTGAAATTGACCTTCCGATATAATACTAATCTTATCTAAATGGTTTACTAATTGATTTGTGGCACATATTAAAAAATCAAATCTTGGATAACAAGTAATTGGAACGAATCCTTCATATGCCATACCTAAAGACATACCCATCTGAACATCTTCAAATACTGGTAATTCTATTTTTTTATCATCAGAAATGGTTTTGGTTGTATTATACATTGCATTACCACTATACTTAACTGCCTGTCCCATAAAAATTGTATCATCTTTTTCACCCAACCATTCCATTGAACGAATTATTTCATTTTTATATTTCAAGTCTAAATGTTTTAACATTTCAGTTTCTTGAAATTTTGCCATTTCTTCTTTTTGTTTTGTTAATGAATCAACCATAATTATCTCCTAAAATAATACCCAAGCACCAGAACCGTGATGGGGATAACCACGTTCATATTCATAATAAATCACATCATCTGGTACTTCTTGTTTACTTCCCCAAGTTTCATCAGTAGGTGTATTTGTACTTAGATTATTATCCTCTACTACGAATTGTAGTGGTAAATCAAAGTTTTTTGCATATTTATGACATAAATGAAACTCTCCTGTTTCAAATCCCATATCACCTACAAAACACCAAACTCTCCTCTTCGAACCTTTTCTTTTTAATGCCATTGCAACTCCAACTGCATGTGAAAAACCACCACCAACAATTGCAGATATAACAAAATTATGTTTCTTATTTATTACTTTCATACTACGACCACGTTTTATTTCATCCATTAACCAATCAGGTGAAATTCCATGTAATAGTGCATGAAAATGGTTTCTCCAAGTGGAAAAAACCCAATCGTCAGGATGAACATATTGAAAAATTTCAATAAGTTGCTCTTCATTTCCTTTTGATAAGTGAACAGGTCCTAATACAGAACCACTTTCCCATTCTTCTTTGGCATCTAACTCAAATTGCACAAGTTGTTCTTTTGTCCAATTAACTTCTTTTACTTTTTCTAAATATTTTGGTATTTTCATTTATTTATCCTGTTTATCTCTCTGAATCAAATGTGATTACAATTTTATTCATTTAATTATTAATTTTATTTTTAAATTCTACAACTCTATTGAAAATTTTGGTATAAAATTCTAAATATAAATCATCAACACTGATGTTTTCCATAATTTCTAAATTGTGCTTAACATTTGAAATATTATCGGACCACTTCCTATGTAACTCATTTTTAGGTAAATTATAAATTCTTTTTATATCATTTATAATAAAGTTCATTCTTTTTTTATCATCAACAATTTCATCATACCGTTCATCAAAAAAATCCGGAAAAGTTTTAAATCCCAATTGATGTAAATGTCCTAAAATTCCAGGATCCCCAACTATAATTGTCGGATTAGACATAATAGATTTATAAGTTTTTTCCGTTGGATATATAACATTATAATATTCACCGTCATCATCATATTTAATACTGTTTGCGTAATGAAATTTACACCCAAATGTTGTTTCAGTCGTTACCCAAAAATAAGTATCCTTTATAAATGAAAAATGTGACGTATCTTCACCGGTCGTATCAATTAAATTTCCAGTATCCAATTGTACCCCATCAGTGGTTATGTCCAGAAATAGGGGAATATCCCCTAAAAAATTTTTAATTTCATCATCCGATATTTCTTCCCCCATGAAATTGCAAATTTCTTTTATCGTATGGTCATAAATCTCACCCATGTCACCACAAAGAGAAATATAAGATTCTAAATTTAACTTATTTTTAAGTAATTGATATACTAAATATAGCCGAGTGTGAGAAGGTCTCCTATTGAATGATAAAAAAGTTTTTGGCTTTATATAATTATCACTGTTGAAGTAAGAATCATTATAAAATTCCCAATTTGCAAATTTAAATTTACAAAGCACCCAATTAAACCGCATATGACTATCCCCAAATTTGTTCTGATTTCCATCTAAAAGAATTACGTTATCTGTATTAATCCCGGCCCTTTCCATTCTATATTTATATCTATTAAAATTGTATTGAGTATCTATCTCGGTTAAATTATTTATAACTAAAGTAATTAACCCAGAATTAATTTTTTTGATTAATTTAGAATTTAATTTATTTAAAATTTCACCTTTACGTATTTCATAAAAATTTATATCATCAAACTTCAAATTATTCAAATTAGTTTCAATTCTACAATTTAAATATTTAAAATATGGACTGTCATATAACCAAAAACTATTTTCAACTTTACTACATATTACAAATTTACCTAACATTTTTTGATATTTAGGAAAAGATACCTTATGGTTGTATTTCCAGTCCGATATATAGCTGTTCACTTGTCTCTCCAATTTAATATAGGATTATCTATTGGCCATTCTATTCCAATCTGACTATCATTCCATTTAACTTCTTCTTGATCAAACCAATCTACATATTCTTCTGGATATGATTGTGTATAATGAAATAAACATTCATCAGTTAAACATATATGACCATTTACAAATCCAGGTGGAACTAACACACTCAAATGATTCCTTTCTGATATAATATAACTTTCCCATTTATTATAATTTACTGATTCTGGTCTATTATCAACAACCACCAAGTATATTTCACCCCATACACAAGTAATATGCTTCCATGTTACACTATCTCCGTGTAATCCTCGTAATACATTCTTATAAGAACGAGTAAACTTAGATATTTTCCACTCATTCCCTTTCGGCAATATCTCTTTTTCCTTTTCCCAAAAGGTCCACATCTCACCTCGATAATCAAACCAAGTATCAGGTTGTAATATTTTTACTTCTGGAAATACATCTGAAGTTTTTATTTCTACTTTAAAATCACTCATAGTACTTCTCGCCAATAGTTTAATAAATCATCACATATTTCATCTAAACCTTTTATTGGTTTCCAACCAGTCTTTTCTCTAAACTTTATACTGTCTGGAATCTGTAATGTAATATCAGTTGGTCTAATTCTTGCAGGATCAAGTTCTTTTATAAAAGCCTTTGGATTTTTAGATTTACTAATCAACATATCTAAAGCATCTCCAACCGTACAGGTGTAATCACCACCTATGTTATATACTTCACCACAATCACACTTATCAAATGCCAACCAATAGGCGTGAACTGCATCATCTATATGATTATAAGTTCTAACTGAATCAAGGTTTCCATGTTTTATTGGATGTGTTGGAAAACTCGGAGCATATGGTGGAAAATCGGGTTTCTTTTCTGCCGTAACTATTTGATGAGCAAATGATGAAAGTGCAAATCTTTTATCTCTCCGAGAACCTTCATGTGAAAACATACGAGTGATTATAACTTTCATATCATATGCCCTATAATAATACTGAGACATTAAATCGTGTCCTACCTTTGAAATGGAATATGGGTTTGCTGGTCGAATGTAATTATTTTCGGTCATTGGAACTTCATCTTCAGTCGGTACTCCATAAACTTCACTTGATGAAATACTAATTATTGTAGGATTACAATAATTTCTTTCTTTTGCAAATCGTAATTCTTCTAATAAATTTGTAGTTCCAATTATGTTTGTAGTAAGAGTACTAACTGGAGTAAGAAAACTCGATTCTGGAAAACTTTGTGCTGCAAAATGATACACCAAATCTGGTTTTGCAATATCAATAATTCTTGCAAGACTACCTCTATCCAATAAATCACATTCTTCAAATACAACTTGTTCATTTCCAAACAAATGTTTAATGTTTTCTTCTTTACTTCTCCACCTTCGTGTTGCAAAGATTTTTACATCTGATACATTTTTAAGAAGATAGTCTGCCATATGACTGCCGACAAAACCTGTTATACCTGTTATTAATATTCTCATTGAATTTTCTCCAAAACTAATTTTGATAATACATTATTAGCGAAAGTCTCATGTCCTTCATGTTTTGGATGTCCAGGTATTATTTTCAATTTCCAATCATCTTCTGTATATGCATTAAATGGATCATTTATTGATACCCACTCGGCTATTCCACCAAATTTTACTTTATCTTTAAGATTAAAAAACCACCATTTATCCCAATCGATATTTTCATTTAAAGTTGATAAATATTCCATATTATCAATATTATTTCCATAAATATTGTCAGGAATTCTTTTAGTGTTCCAAGTTTTAGGTGGTATTTGTAATTTATTTTTTCTGTCATATTGCCAACCAGAGTTGTTACTGAACAAATTAAACATTGAAAAAAAGATAAAATCTATATTATTAACTTTTAAAAAGTTTTGAGTTGATATTATGGGCTCTAACCCATTTAATAATAAATCATATTCATCTAAAATTTTATTCTTGAATAAAGAGTCATGATCACGAAACATATTTGTTGGAATACCATATAATTCTCCCCCAAAACTATTTTGTAATCTATCAAATGCAGTCCAACAACACATCACAAGTATTTCTTTTGACTTCATTCCACTTTTTAATAATTCTGTAACTGAATGGAAAACTGTTCTTGAAATATATTCATTTCCCATTCCTGATCTTCCATAATTTTTATAAGATAAATTTGGTATTCTTTTTTCAAGATGGTATGGCCACAAGTCTGGTTCAGAAAAACTACACCCCGTTGTTATTAAAACTTTCAACTCCAGACTCCATTTATAAAATTATATAATTTATCTGCCCATTCTATTTGAACTTCTGCGTTTGGATGATTACATTCCGTTACTCTATTTCCAGCACTACCTAAAAATGGTTCTTCATAAAAATAATCAAAATCAACTAATTCTGCTATTTTACAAGTTTTATCTAAAAATCCATCTTTATTAATATCACCTTCAAAAAAAATGTATTTAATATTATTAGATTTAAAAAATGATTGTAATGATATAACATATCTCCAAGTTATTTCTGAACAAGTTTTATTATCAGGAACATACTTAAAATTTATTTCATCTTTATCTACTGAAGTATCTCTTTCGTGGGAGTTCCATGCGGTATGACCATCATGTCCAAATTGAGCACCAAACCAATTACTCTTATTACCACACTCATCGCTCCAAGTTCTATTTACCCAAATTTCATTTCTAACTGGATATGATAATTGTAATACAAATAAAGTATCTTTTAATTTATCTTGATTTTCAGAAATCCAATCAAATGTAGTTCTGGATATTCGTTGATTAGAACAACCACCTTCAGATTGATTAATATCTTCTGCACCAAATTTATCGGCAAGAAATTTAGAATATCGTTCTTTTTCTGGATTATCTAAACCACAACCTTCGGTGTAACTACAACCATTACTATACACATATTTTATATTGTCCATAAAACAAAAAATCCTCTGGTTAGAGAGGACACTATTTAAAGTGCCTCCGTATGTTTATAGTCATATTATGATCGGTTAGGTCTTTGGGTTTTTATACCCCCTGTTTATCATACTGACTTATATATAAGTATCATTAATCAACATTTTTCCCTTTATTATTTTATAAAATCGATTGTGTGTATAGCCATTGTTCTTTCAACATATTAATAAATTTATTGTTTTCCTCTTTTCCATACTTTTTTAATCTATTAAAATTATGTATTAAAATATTCCTCATATTCCAATACCAATCATCAAGTTCTTCAATAGACATACTACATAATCTCAATATTTCTCGTTGTATCTTATCTCGTCTAATAAAATAATCTAATTCGGTATCATATGATTCATCTATAAATGGACTAAAAGTTTTAAATCCAAATTCTTTCAATGTCTGTAATGTGTATGGTTTTCCAACAACAAGAAACGGATGAAAGGTGATAAAAGGTTTCCAAAATTTTTCATCAAAATAAATATGATTTTTATCGATATCAACATCATTAAAAAATATAGATGGTGTAACAATATTGAAATAAGAATTGTAGGAACGAGAAAGATTAATAAATAAAGATGGTGGCACACTATCGGGTATTTTTATATCCCTCCCGAGTCCACCACTTGGTATTTCTTCTTTTATTTCACTTAACACATTTTCAAATGTATCGTGAAGTTGTATTTTTTCTTTCGGTATTGAATAAGAATTTTTACCTATATCGTCAAATGGTTCTTTACCTTCATGAACTGACGTAAAAAAAGTTCCATTAGTTTTGGATAACAAATTATTATCCCTTAAAAATAAATACAATTCAACTCTATGATATCTTGGTAAACTATTTATGGTATAAAAATGATATTTTCTACAAAAATTTCTTGACTTGTTAAAAAGATTTCTGTATATTTTATTGTTGGTAAGTCTACTTAAATTAATCATCCAACGATTGTGAAATAAATAATTTTTATCTTCATTTACGCCAATAAATTTAGTTGTACTCATATTAAAAATATTATTAATTAATATATTATGACATTTACTGAAATCATCTATTTTATTCTTAGAACTGGGAAACGTACTGATACCGATATCATTTACCGCTCCCTCATGGGAAGTCAAAATAAGTTTAGACTTATCATTTGATAAATCATCTATGAGTAGTTTATTTTTATTTAGAAATTTTTCTATAATATCAAAATCAGTACTATGATTGATTATTAATAAGTAGCTTCCACTTGGTTCAGATAGAAAATTGACATCGTTCCAAAATTTATCTTTAAATATAAATCCTGGTGTTTCTAATAATCTATCTAAATCACTTTCGGATTCAAACGTTTCTCCTATTTGATTATAATATAAAATATTCATATCAAAAAATCTCTAATATCTGTGAATCCACTTTTCTTATGTATCTTTGTAAACGAGAATAATTATGATCCAATACTGATTTCATTCTATTATATAAAGTATCTACCTCATCAACTTTCATTTTACTTATTTTGTCTATCTCGTCAAACACCATTTGTATTCTTTTATCATTATCTGTTTCATCATCATAACTTTCATCAATAAATTTTTCAAAAGTTTTAAAACCTAAATCCTTCAAAATCGTTAAAGTATAAGGTTGAGCAATTATTATAAATGGTTTGAAACATGCAAACGACCTATATAATTTCTCATCTATATAAACATCATTTGTTTCATATTTTGAAAAAGTAACCACATCAAAATAAGAATTAAAATATAATGGTAAATTTAACTTAGTAGAAGTATAATAAGATTTTTCTTTCAAGTCTAAATGCATACTTTCTTTATTATTATTCCAAAAAAAAGAATTGAAAGATATATCAAACTTATCCATAATATCATTTTCTTTAATATGTGATACTAAATCCATTCTATGTTTTTTAAGATTACCATTATAGGATAAAAAATATTTTTCTCTGTATATACTTTCACTCTGAGCTCTCATTTCCATAATATTCTTATGGTCAATTTGTTGTTCTTCTAATATACAATCTGCCATAGAATAATTATTAAAAACATCACACGGTAAATCATAACCATTTAGATGAAAATCAGGTATTATCACCGATACATCATATTCTAATTTACACAATTCTTTTATTTTTAATTGCTGAAGTCCGTAGAATTCTTCTGATAAAGTATCCATGTACCACAAGATTATTTTTTTAGTCTTATCCAGAGACTTAATAATTTCAAATGGACTATCATTTTCATATGATGGTTGGATTAAAAAAATATCACATGGTGATGATAATTCTAAATTTTCTATTTTTTCAAATAATATTCTATTTGTCCAAATCTCATTAAAATCTTCTATAATGTTATTATTAAAATAAAAAGTTACTTTCATCACTCAATTTTTCTCCTAAAAAATCTCCAAAAATTTTGTGGCCACTTGGTCTTAAATGTCTACTTTCATAACAATCTTTCTGGTAATTATCCCACATATAATTAATCATACTATCCTTACCATTAAATATAAAATTATTAAAATCTACCATTTCTAATTGTTCTTCGTTCTGTGGAAATCCCCATCCCCAAATAAATTTATAATTTATACCATAAAACTTAAAAAAAGTTTGTAATAAAATTATTTGCTCTATCATATGGTTATCACAAACACCATCATCTACAAAACATTCAAAAAATTCTATTAAAGCCTTTTGTTCTTTTATATTTTTCCATGGCCACCAATCCCAACAATCAACCTTTGCCAATATTCTTTCGTTAGAAAAATTAGAATATAAGTCAAAACGAGTAGAATCTGTTAATTGTATAATTGTTAATATATCTTTATGAATTCCATCCTTAATAAAACCTTTGAATGAATCAATAGTTGTTCTAATTGATCTTGCATTACTACCGCATCCCATTGATTGATTTCCTATAATTTCTAAACCTAATTTATTAGCAGTAAATGTTGGCCAGGTATTATTTAATCTAAAGTTTTCAAACTCATCACCGTGTGATTGAGAAGATTCCATCCATCCAGATTCTTGTCCCGTTCCTAAATCAAAACCATCTGGAAATTCAGCTTGAAATCCTCCACCCCAAGTAAAACTACAACCATTTACATATAAATATTTCATCGTAAAATACCCTCGTTACTAAAATCATAACTCATATCAAGAGTTCCATCTTCTAAAATCATACCAGGTCTCCAACAAGTTGCCCAATGGTGTTTCTCTCGATTAATATAAACAGGAATCATTTTGTTTCCAAGTTGTATGTGTGCAGTTACTCTATGAGAACCATCTAAATAAGTAATCTTTCCATCTTCGATTTTAACATCTGCTGGCATCACCCCACCTGACTTGATAACTTCTCGTAAATAATATACCAATGCACCATGAGTATTTTTACCAGTCATTTCCCATACACATTGACATACTGTTACTTTTTTTTCATCGCCCCTAAATTCATTTTCATTTTTGGTAGGCCTTATACAATGTTGTATTTTATCCCAATGGTCAATATCAGGTATAATACCAAAGTTATCAATATTAACATATTCAGAAAACTTTGTGTAATCTATATAACCATCAGGTTCTTCATACATTTCTTTAATATATTTAAGTTCTTCCCGCCTAACCACCCATAACCTCTGATATTTCAGTCCAACAATTTAATCTATCTTGTTTTTTATAATTTGCAAAATGTTCTTGATTATATAAAAGAATATCTTCCATTTCATAATACCATTTATGTATTTCTTCTTTTGACATACTACATAATCTTTTTATCTCGTCTAATATCATAAAAAATCTTTTGTCATTATCCACTTCTTCATCATATGATTCGTCAATCCAAGGTGAAAAGGTTTTATATCCTATTTCTCTTAATTTTGCAAGAAAAAATGGATTAGATACTATTATAAATGGAACTAAATTACTGATTGGTTTGAATATTTTTTCACTCATATAAATACAATCTTCATAATAACAACTTTCAGTAACAACATTAAAATAAATTCTTTTATATTGATGAGAAAAATTAGACCATTGACCAACTGCTCCACCCCATCTTTCACCATCTTTATAAACCCAATTTGCATCTATATCATCATCCGCATCAATAGGATATAATGGTTTTATTTTTTCTAATGCACTACTTACTACTTCATTCTGTTGTTTATCCCTTATAAAATCTCTTATATGTGTTGGCCAAACACCACCAAAAGCACTATCTACTTCTTTTGCCCCAAGACTAATAATTCCCTTATCTTGTAGCTCCATTTCATAAATCATTGCTATTAATCCCAACCTATACTCCCTTATAACTCTGTTATAACATAAAAAATACTTTTCTCTTATGGTATCCATCATATCATCTAAATCTTTTTTATTAACAAATGATTGTTTATGTGGATAAAGTTCGTCTATCTTTTTATTATAATGATTACCTATTATTTGATGATATATTTCATTACTACTCTCTAACATATGATTCATTTCAATAATGTTCATCTTGTCTTTTGTTAAAGTGGGCATTATATCACAAAAAGTTTTATATTGGCCTTTACCATTCAAATTACTTGCAACAAAAAAAACTTTATTTGCTGGAATTTTATATTTTAATAACTCATTATGTAAATCTTTATAATTTTGGTGTTGTATATGTCCCTCATGAATATAATTTATAATAATATATCCGTTACCTTCTCTAATTAAATTTTTTACCGTTTCGTCTAAAAAATATAAAAAAGTCTTTCCGCCACTACCTCCTCCATCAAGAATATCAAGGTATTTATCTAAATCACCACAGGATATAGGTAAAATAAAATACGAATCATCCTTTAAATCAGAAATCTGAATTTTATTAAATTCCCCAAAATCTTTAGATTCCAAATTACCCAATGAATTAAACCGGCCCGAGTTTAATAAAATATTAATCTTATTCACTATAATCCCTGTCCATATTTTATAGGAAATGCATTTCTAAAATGACTACTATCTTTATTTATTATTACTTGATATCCATCAATAAGTTCTTTTATTCCATCATTTAACGAATAACTTGGTTTCCATCCCATCGATTCTATCTTTTCATTTGATACTATATAATCTCGTTTATCTGGATCTTCATAATACTCTGATTGGTTCACAACAAAATCGGGTATATATTTTTGTATTCTTTCGGTAAGTTCTAATTTACTTATGTTAGTATCACTCAAACCAACATTAAATGCCTCACCTACATTATCTTCATAATTATTTATCATAAACTGAAACGCAGAAGATACATCTTTAATATGAATATAATTTCTGATAGTATGGGCCTGAAATAAAGTAATATATCTATCTGTTAATGCTTTATATACAAACTCATTTACAAGTAAATCTAATCTCATTCTTTCAGACATACCAAAAACTGTAGCCAATCTAAATGTAATTGCCCGACCACTATCTAAAAGAAGATTTTCGGAATCACATTTGGTAACTCCATAATGACTTATTGGTGTTAATTTTTGATCCTCTGTACAGATTCCTTCAGTTTTTTGTCCATATCCACTATTTGTATTTGGAAAAATAATTCTCTGTAATTTAGAAGTGTTATTTAAAATTTTTTTAATTTGATAATAATTTACTGCTGTTGCCAATTGTTTATCTCTATCACATGCGGGAAACCCCACGATTGCTGCTAGTGGTATAATAACATCCGCCTTATTAACATAATTACTTAATTTAGAATAATCTCTAACATCACCATACACAAATTTAAAATTTTTATTATTAAATAAATTTAGTAGTGTGGTTTGATTATATACTAAATTATCATAAACCACGACTTCATGATTTTCAACTAAATCTGGACACAACACAGAACCTAAATATCCCATGCCTCCCGTAACTAATATTTTCATAACTTTCTCTCCAATTTTATCTTTAATATATCTTTATAAATATCAACTGTTTCTTGACCAAACTTCTTTCTAATTTTACCAAACCATTCTTTTCTATTAAAATATTTTTGAAACGCATCATCTCTAAATTTAAGAATTTCTTCTCTTGTTAAATTATCTGCCGGATTTGGAAATGAATCCTTAGAATAATATGAATATCCTGAATATGTTGGTGGTAACTCTATTCCCTTATTCACCGCATCAGTAAATAGTGGTGAACCTGGGAATATCATAGTTGGATTGAAATTTGCACCACTTGTATTTAATTCGATTGCCAAATCAAGAGTTTCTTGCATAGTTTCGTGTGTATCACCAGACATTCCAAACATATAATTACTAATTACTTCTATATCAAATGATTCTATTTTTTTAACAATATCTGTAACATCTACTTCGTCAAATTTACCCTTAGCTGCATCAATACGAACTTTTCTATTACCACTTTCAATACCAAGTGCCAACCAATTTACTCCCGCTTTCTTTAATTTTTCTAAATATTCTTCTCTAACCGTATCTATTCTTGCATATGCCCCAATATTGAAATCATATCCCCTTTCAATTATCAAATCACATATCTTTAAAAAATGATTTTTATTCAATACAAACATTTCGTCTGCTATTTTAATATTTCGTATTCCCATATTGGCAATTTTATCAAATTCGGTAATCATAAATTCAGGATTCCAATACCTAAATACAGATTTACCAAATGGTGCATTAATACAACAAAAATCACATTTATAAGGACACCCAAGTGAAGTATAAAGTGATGCAAATGGTGTTCTTTCATTATTATTAGTCATAGAAAAATGAGTTACATTTCTATATTTATCTGGTGATGGTAACAAATCCCAAGCCATACCAGGTAAACCTTGTTCAAGATTACCAATAATTGATGTCATATGTGTAAATTTTATTTCATCTCCATCTCTATACCATAAACGAGGAACTTTACTTACATTAACTAAATCAGTCTGAAATAATCCTAATAGAGTATCAACTCCTTCACCTTCACAGACAAAATCACACTTTTCATCTTTAAGTGTTTTCTCTGGTAATGCCGATGGGTATAAACCAACTAAAATAGTCTTGAATTCATAATCCATCATCTCCAATAATTCATGTGTTCCTTGCATATTCTGTGCAGATGCTGATGGGTGCTGTCCAAATTGAACAAAACATACTAAACTGGGATTAATATCCTTTATATGATTATAACTTTGTTCAGTATCTAATTGTAACGCTTCACAATCTAATATATCTACTCTAACACCAAGACTTCTCATACTATTTGCCAACAAAGCTGCCCAAATGGGCGGTTCTATTGCAGCATACTTTAACAAACTCTGAAATGTCTGTGTGCTTGAATTAGTATGTACGAATAATATATCAATCATTTAATTTTTCAAACCTTTTTTTAGAAAATTTTCTAATTTAGTATATTCACTATCTACAAAAATATTGAAATGTTTTGCATTATGAATTAAAATATCTTTCATGTCCCAATACCATTCGTCTAATTCTTTTATTGTCATACTACAAAGTCTTTTAATTTCTTTTTCAAGTAATACCTTTCTCTCCTTATAAGTATCTAACTCATCATATGATTCATCAATAAACGGATGAAATGTTTTAAATCCATATTCTCTTAATTTTTTTAAATTATTTTTGTTGGATATTAAAACAAAAGGCTGAAAAGTGATCATACATTTCCATACCTTTTCTGTAATGTGTATTTTTTGTGGATGAGTATTATCATATCCTGGTCCCCAAACACTTTCCGTAACTATATTAAAATAGCTATTGAAATAAGGAATAACATTTAAATAATCTTGTAATCCATCAACTTTATAATCATAACTATTTGGTATTAAATTATGTGCTATATCTATCGTTTTTTGACCATATTCTTTACTATAATCTAATACATCTCTGTCAATAGTTCTATAATTATTAAAATCAAGACTTTCGACTCCTTGTTCTAATGGTTCTCTACCACCAAACCAAGTTGTAATCCCATCTTCTAATAAATTATTTTTGATTAAAAATAATAATAATTCAACACGGTGGTCTTTTATATTATTATTGTGAGATGCATATTTAAATTGTCTATAATATCCTTTAGAATTATTCAAAATTTTAGATAATGTATTTTTATCAAAATGTGAATTATTCGCAAAAGAATCAGGATAAAAAGTAAATACTGCATTTCTATTAAAATATAAAAAATCAAATCCCACTTTATTTGCCTCTTCATCGTCTATACTCAATATACTTTCATGAAAAATAAAACCAAAATTATTTTTTGACATCCCATTTTCTTCTAATAAATTTTTAAAAGACTTCCATTTTTCTTCATATACAGAATAGTTCAAACCACAACAATCTGTCTGAAAGAAAATAATATAACATTTACTGTTTCTCAAATCAGAAATAACTTTTTTTGAAATATCAGATTTATCATTGATTATTTTCTCAAAAGTTTCCATTCCATTAAAAGTATCATAAAAAACTATATATTTGTCATCTGGTATAGACTCTAATATCTGAATATTTTTAAAAAAATTACATGAGTTTAATTCTGGATAAATTTTCATATAATCCAAAAAAACTTGTTCTCTTATCAACCCATCACAACTCAAAGTATCACTTAGAAATATCAAATTCATATTAGTTTTCCTTTTATTGTTTGTGCGATAAGTTCACCGTCAAGGTAATAGGATCCATTCTCATGATGTTCACCTGTAGGAACGTGATTTATTTCTAACCAACAATCTCCAAATCTATAAATTCCAGCTGAATGTGGAAGTTTATTTGTATCTGAAAAAACCCTATTTTTATTTTCTTTATAATAGTCTATCATTTTATGTTGATTGTGAATAACTTTGGGTAGAGTCTTTACATACAATTCATGTACCTCTTTTAACGGTAACGAACAAATTTTGTTAATTTGTTCTGCTATAAACATAACTTTTTCAATACTCATCGGAATTTCATCATAAGATTCATCAAACCATTCAGGAAAAGTTTCAAATCCAAGTTTCTTTAGAACACTTAAACTTCCACATTCAGCATTTATTATGAAAGGTGAAACAGCCAAAGCCTTTATTGTTTTTTCAGTCAAACATCGAGCTCCTTCTTCATTAATATTTGACGAATCACTATAGTCACCACGTGGAAACGACTCTGTTATAATACTAAAATAATTTTGTTCGAAGTGTGATTTATTAAAATAATATGTTGCCGCTCCACCACTACCTCTTGGATAGGAGTTCGGTATATCTAAAACAGAAGAATCTGGTATAAAATCAAAATTTTCAAAAAACTCTTTTTCATATTCATATGGGTATTCTTCTCTATACGATAAATAATCATGCAAATGTTTATTACTTTCTCCAACACCTAATAAAGATATAACTCCTTTTTTCTCCACACCATATCTTTTCAATTCATTTAATAATACCATTCTAGCATATTTAGTCACCCCATTATAACAAATATAATAACCTGTTTTTATTTTATTTTCAAGTTCCTTTTTATAATTTTCATTATAAGGAATGTGTAATTTTTCCGTATCAAAGTATCTCCCTAATGAATATACAAAAGGACTCCAAAATACATGCCATTTATAATTATCACCAATATCATTATTAGAAACTAAAATAAAATTATCAATTAAATCATTTTTCTTTAAATGCCCATCAATTAAAGAAAAATTTTCACTGTGAGTTTGTTCGTTTGCATTATCAGTGACTATCGAATCTATATCTGGATAATATAAAAAATTAGCACCAAAAAGTTGTGTAAATGTCCAAAAATCGTTATAAACTTCACCAACTTTTAAAATCTCAATCAGCAATTCAACAGCTCGATTTTTATATTTTTCAACAAATTTCATTTCTTTATTGCCTCAACATTTAACGAAACAAGTTTTCCTTTAAACCATTCATCATCTGATAACTCATTTTCATTCTTATCGTGTCTTGGTAAATAATCACAACTCCAATCACGAATATGTGAATGTTCTGTTTGTTGCCAATCATATTTATTCACCTTCTTAAACCCAACATCTTTTAAATCTTTTGATAGTTCGTTAAAATCCCATCCCCAATAATGAAAATTTTCCTTATAGTCTTGTCCCCCATACAAAGTTCCGCGTATGGAATTTAAATCTCCCGTTTCTACATAATATTTACATAAATTTTCCATATCTGGAACAGAAATTCTCAATATACCACCCTTTTTTAATAACTGATGCCAACTTTTTAATGCAAAATTATATTGAAATCTTGTTAAATGTTCAAGTGCATGACAAATATAAATAACAGAAACAGTATTTTTTCTAAATTGTCTCAGTTCTGTCATATCATCTATAACATCAGGTGACGATGGATTTTTTGTTCTGTAAATCGGATAGGATCTAATATCAACATTTATATAACCATCTATTTTTACATCTCCACAACCTAAATGTAATTTCATTTTAAAACACCTTTACTTTATATTTTTTACTAAATCCAACTCCATCCATGTAACTATTCACTATTGGTTGTCCTTTTATATTAAGACTTGTATTTAATACCATAGGACAACCTGTTTTCTCATAGAACTCCTTAATAAGTTTATAATAACCTGGATTGTCATCTTTACTAACCGTCTGAACTCGTGAAGTGTTATCTATATGACAGATTGCTGGATACTTGTCGGGAAATTTACACGGAGCTACGAACTGCATAAACTGAGACTTCTTAACTGGCATATCAAAGATTTCATGTGCGTGTTCTTCAAGGACAGATGGAGCGAATGGACGAAACTTTTGTCTATGTTTTATCTCATTCACTCTATCTTTTATATCATCACCACGGGGGTCTGCCAGTAGAGAACGGTTTCCTAATGCTCGAGGACCAAACTCCGCCCTTCCGTTTGCCACACCAACGATATTTCCTTCAAGTAACTCGTTTAATACTTTCTTTCTTGGATAACGACCTGTGATGTCATAACCTGTAAATGGAGATTTCCAATTCACGTGTTCTCCATAAACATATGCTGCACAACCGAGTGATGAACCTGCGTCACCTGGGTTTGGTAATATCCATAAGTTAGGATAGTAATCACGTGCTATAATTGAGTTAGCTACACAGTTTAGTGCAACTCCCCCCATATAAACACAATTATCAGTCTCGGGAACTAACTGTTGTGTCAATTTAAATACTTTCTCAATTTCTTCCTCACAAATCCATTGAACATTTGCTGCTATATTGAATTTCCAATCATCACTATCATCATCGGGGTAGTATTCTGGATTCCAATCTAAACAACCTCTATGTAAATTGTCCTTTAAATCAATCAGTTTATCAGAATCATTAAAGAAATCTTCACGAATTGCGTTTTTTAGTTTGTGGTCTTGTGTTCCCCAACCTGCCATTCCCATTAAGATGTATTCATCCTCTTGTGGTTTCAATCCTAATCGTTGTGTCATTGCACTATACCACAATCCTAATGAGTTTGGATACTTTAGTGTATATCGTTTCTCAAAATGACTTCCCCACGCATACCAAATACTACACGTCTCAAATTCACCTATTGCATCTATAACTACTATTGCTGATTCTTCGTATGGACTTGTAAAGTAACCTGCCGCGGCGTGGGATTGATGATGTTGGACATACTCTATTTCTGCATTACCGACAAAATCTCGTAGATAATATTGTGGTGTATTCTTATAACTTAATACCTCTCCATATTGACCTGCCCTTAATTGTCTTAACTTTTTTAGATATGGTCTTTCAAAATAAACCACCTTGTCTGGTTTACCACCAAGTCTATAACAATCGGCAAATAATGCTGCGTTTAAATCAGAGTCATTCTTGATTCCACTATATCGTTCACTATGACCAGCAAACAAAATCTCACCATCTTCTATCATAGTTATAGCAGCGTCATGATTTAATGCGTTTATTCCTAATATTTTCATATAACCTCTTTATTTTTTAATACATAGAACTATACTCGAAATGATCGGACACCTCTGATATTCCCTTATTATATTGATCCTTAGAATGTACATTTAGCCAACTTATTAAATCATTAAATCTTTTTTCTAATACATCAGCTGTAGCACCTTTTATATTAATAACGGCCTTTGAAGGGTGTGAAGGAAAGTATTCCCTAAATCTTTTATGTAATATCTCCACACCAAATGCTTCAGGATTTCGAAAAATTGGTGTACCAGGATATGGTGTAAACAAAGTAACTATCCATTTATCTGGTTTTAATTCTTTAACAAATCTTTTTGTTGCTTCTATTGTTTCTTCTGTTTCACCTGGTAATCCAGATATTATATAAATCTTAGCCTTCATTCCTGACTTCTGAATCATTCGTATTGCTTCCGCGTGCATATTCGTAGTTGCCTTTCCAGCTTTATTCATTAATTTTAATATATCATCATCCGCGGCTTCGAATCCTATACCAACCTCTCTACACCCCGCATAATATAAAAGTTCACAGTATTCTGGATTCACCAACACCGAACTAATCGAACCTCTAAACCTAATATCTAAGTCATGTAATTTAGGAGCAAGTACTTGAAACCTTTTCTTATCTATAATAGCATTATCATCTAAAAATCTAAAATGTCTACAGTTATATTTATCCATCATCAACTCTATTTCTTCTATAACATTATCAGCACTTCTAAATCTTGTTTTTTGTTGCATATTTGCACAAAAAGAACATGCAAATGGGCAACCTCTACTTGTCATAAGAGTTCCACCTTGATGGCCATCACTATTGTACCTATAACCACCCCACAAGTCCTCACTAACTGCCCTATGAGCTGGCATCAAATGTCTTGCCGGATGTGGTATTGTATCTAAATCTGTAATTCTTATTGCCTTGTGAACTCCTGTTGGTTTTTCTGTACATATTTTAGTTATAATTCCCTCTGCTTCATCTTGAACCACACAATCAAAATCATCTACACAATCTTCAGGTAACCAAGTTACGTGTGGTCCACCTATAATCGTATATGCTTTATCACCATATTTCTTTTTAATAACTTTATGTAAATCCTTCATTTCATCAATCTGAGCAGAACAAGCAGTCATCAAATAAATGTCGTATTCTGGAGGATTTGTCCAATCGTTGAATTCTTCCCTTAAATCCCAAACTTCAACATCAAATCCATCTCGTTCTAAAACTGCAGCAATATATAAAGGACCTAAAGGTGAATATGCAAAAGGTGTGGTTTCAATTCTTCTACTGTCTGGGATAACTAATACTACTCTTTCCATAAAGATTCTCCTTTTTAATAAATATTACATAATCTCTAAAATTGGTAGTATGACTTGTTCACAAAACTTTTTATGTGAAAGTGGTGATGGATGTCCTGGATCGTGTTCACCGTTACCCCAAGGATCACGGGCTTTTAAACAAACCCATTCTGCTAATCCACCATGTTCTACTTGTTCATCCTCATAAAACCACCATTTATCCCAATCTATCATATTCCATATTTTTGGTTTAGAAAGTCATATAATACATTAGACCACTCTTTGTGTGCTAGAATACTCGGATGCCACCCATCATCTATAAAGTATTCCTTTTTAGTATAGGGATATGATTTATCATCACCATCCCAATTTCCAGATATAACCCTTTCTAAACATCCTGCTTTAGCACCTATTTCTATTTGAATTTGTTCTAAAAAATTAACATTTTCTTTAACATAATTTGTAAGTCTATTTAAAACTGGACAATTTTCTCCTGATTCTGATTTACTATAATATCCAGTTCCTTTTTTCCAACCATCTAATGAATCAAATGCATTAAAAAATAGATATTTTATATTATGAGATTTTAAAAATCCTGCTAACATAATTATTAAATGTAATTTTCTCATATGTTCTTGAAATGTACTATAATTTAATAAATATTGTTTATATTCTGGAGTATTATAATCCGTCAGGTAATATTGTGATGACCTTTGATGTGGTTTATCAGAACCACCATTAAACTTTCCAAACTCATCCGTAAATTTTTCCCACCTTTGAATTGATGGCCACCCCACCACAACTATTAAGTCATCATGTAGATTATCTATAACCGAATCAACTACACTTCGATAAATATAGTCTAATGCAATTCCATTTAGTCCAAGTTCAATTACTTCATTAGGTTTGACCAATCGTTCTAACCAATATGTCCAAGATTCTTGTTCGTCATATGGTAATGTTGATGCATGTCCTGCAAAACTACATCCAGTTGTTATTAATTTCATACTTTATTCCTTAAAATTGGTAGTATGACTTGTTCACAAAATTTCTTATGTGAAGATGGTGATGGATGACCTGGATCGTGTTCACCGTTACCCCAAGGATCACGGGCTTTTAAACAAATCCATTCTGCTAAACCACCATACTCTACCTGGTCATCTTCATAAAACCACCATTTATCCCAATCTATCATATCCCATAGATAAGTTGCGTTTGGATATAAGTCTTTTAATAGTGGTGTATCTTTTGATATTTTTTCAGTTGCGTTGTCTGGCCATGTTCTATCTTCTTTAAAATGTGTATTATCTCTCCACGCGAGATTCCATATTTCATGTCCAAATATCTCATCACCTTCTTGTCGTGCCCACCCACTTGGAACTTTAAATGAATATTGGTTAAAAATATTTTGCCAACACATCATAGTATATTTTATTCCAAGTTTATCTAAATACCATTGAGTTCTTAATATTGATTCAAATGTATTTATTAAACTTTCTTCTTCTGAATAAAAATGTTTCCAATATAACTTTAAAAATTTAGTTACTGCTTTATTGCTCCAAGACATATAAGGAATACTACTTTTTATCCATACAGAATCTTCTATTGAATGTCTGTTCCAATGTTTATCGTGGATAAAATTTCCATACCAATTTTTATCTGGACCTTCTAACCAAATCTTGTGCATTGGATTCTCACGTTTAGTAGATAAAAATTCTTTTCTTGTTATACCAGACCACATAATTAAAACCTCAATATCTTTTGGATCGTTTCCAAGTTTTAATTGATCATTTACTTCCCAAATAATAGACCTACTAATATATGAATTTCCGGCACCTGTATCTGCTACGTTATGTACCCGACCATATTTATTTTGGTTAATATGATATGGCCAAGATCCATCTGAATTAGTGAAACTACAACCACTTGTTACTAAATGTTTCATTTGTAAATAAACGGATCTCTTTTCCGTAACTCTTTTATTTTTTTCTTATATAAGTAATGCGATTTAACTTTAAACCACAAATACTTTACCCATTTAATCATTATTATTCTCCTCTAATAAACTTTCATATCATCTTAAATGTTTGTAAGCAAATTCATCAATTGGAAACTCCATCATAGTTTTTCTATTGTGTTTCACCTTCCAACTAACAGAATTACATATTTTTTCCAACTTCTCACTATATGCTATAGCGCATTGGCCTTTACCTCCAGAAATAAATGGTAAATTACTATTCTCAATTTTCTTAATTTTTATTTGTGTGTCTGATTTTTTAATCATTTAAACTATCTCCTATATGAATTACTTCACAATTATCTTGTTCAGGTATGTATCTCCAAGGATCAATTATAATAGAACCTTGATTATATTCATAAGAAGTAAAATCTGGATGTTTAGTTCCAATAAAATATATTTGTGGTTCTTGTTGAGACTCATTCTCACTATCATCAATGTATGGGTCCCACATCTCAACTTGATGTCCTCTTTCTTCTAAAATATTTTTTAATAAAATGGAAGGACTTCCTGTTGTGATGTTAGTTTCGGGTTTAAATGATTTACCAAGTATTTTTATCGGATAACCATCTACGCATCCTTTGTATTTAAAAGATGTTTCTTCAATTAAATTTGCTAACCAATCAGTTTGTTTTTCTCGCTGTTTCATTATATTATCAAACCAATTATATGATAAATCTAACTCATTAGACAACCAACTTAATGCTATATTATCTCGTGGATGACAACCACCACCGTCTCCCATTCCACCACTCAAATATTTGTCTGAAATTATTCTCTCATCACACATTTTTAATGCATTTGTAACATCATCTACATTTGTATTAGGTAATTTATTACACATTTCCATTACTGTATTTACAAATGATATTTTTGTAGATATAAAAGTATTATAAACCACCTTAGTCAACTCTGCATTTTCAATAGTTGTTTCATAAAACGGTGAATGATGTAAAGTTCTATAGAACTTCTTTGCTTTCTCTGCTGCCCAATCATCGTCTACACCAAATAAAACAATTTCAGGAGTTAAAAAATCTCTCATAGTAGTTCCCATTGCAATAAAAAATGGATTGTAACATAATTTAAAATATGGATTAGACTCTATAATAGGTTTTATCTCTCTACGAATTGTTCCTGGTAAAACTGTAGAAATAATAATAATAACTTTTTTGACTTGTTGATACCAAATTTCTTCTGATAAATCTTTAATACCTTTTTTAAGATAAGTATAATCAAAATCTTCTCTTTCATCTGGTATTCGTGTTATTCCCTCAAATTGTTCACCGTGTGGGGTTTGTATTGGAACAAAAATAATCTCTGATTCACCTACAACTTCTTCTACAGATTTAATTTCTATCTTACTTTTATCTAAATGTTCTTGTGCCCATATTTCTTGATATTGAAGTTTTTTAGTATCAATTATATCCCTAACTTGTTCTGAAGGATCATAACCAACTACTTTATGACCTCTCGATTCTACTGCTAAGGCACAGGGTAAACCAAGTTTACCCAATCCTATAAATCCTATATTCATTTTATTTCTCCAAAATGTTCTTTAAGTATTTCAAAAGATGTTCTTCCAATATCAATATCAGATTCTACATTTATACCATATTCAAAATGACCAAAATTAATTTCTTTATTAAATTTTTCTGCAATTTCTTTCATTGTAATACTTTTTTGTGATAGTAAATAAAATGTTCCACTTTCATGAGATTGAATAGTATTATAAACATCATCAAATAAGATAAAATCATTTACGGACTCTCCTGTTAGTGTAATATCCTCATTATTCATTAATTTATGTAATGAATTTCTTTTCTTATCATCCCCCACTAAACCAGATGGTCGTAGTATTAAATAATTTTTACTTTGTTCCCTTATTATATGTTCATTCAAAGCTTTCATTATTATATAAGGAGTTGGTTGTGATTTAGAATTTAACTCACTTACTTGACAAGTCGAAATATAAACAAATCTTCTATGTGGTATTTTTAGAAGTTTTTTTGTTAAATTTATATTATCTTCATAAATTTTATAATTAACTAAATTTAATTCAGACATATTTTGATTAAAAGCACAATGAATTATTGTATCAACTCCTTCAGAAATAATTTCATCCGTAAGTGGATTTTCTCTTGTTATACAAATTGGATTTGGATATTTTTTAGACAAAAATTCACCTAATCCAGATCGTGTCCCCGTAATAAGTATTTTATTTTTCATTTAAATTACCTGTTCTAATTCTTTAAATACCACATTGAGATAACTATGATCATTTATTAACTTATCATAGTTATACTTTACAACTTCTTCAGTTTTAACAATAATTTCTTTTATTTCCCTGTCACTCAACTTGCACAACCTCTCTACTTCAGTAACTATCATTTTAATTCTTTTGTAGGGATGTACTTCGTTGTCGTAAGATTCATCGATATATGGTTGGAATGTTTTAAATCCTCTACTTCTAATACTTTTTAATGTTTGAAATGGTGCTACAGCTATAAATATGTGATTATTTGCTATTGCCTTCCAAATTTTTTCACTCATATATAAAGTATCTTGAACAAAATGACTTTCACTTACAAGTGAAAAAAATGTTTGTTCATATGTCCAAGATGGTGAAGTATCATAATGATTCGTATTCCATTCATCTACATCAATTATACTTGGAGAATTTTTTTCTAAATCCTTTAATATTTTACCATGTTTGTTCACCAAACTTTTTCCCAAGTTAAAATGACCAAGTAGATTATTTCTGAATACTTGTTTGTGATAATTATTTATCTTATTAAACGAAACCATACCATCTTTCAACAAGTTTTTTTCTTTTAATAATGTCAACAAGAATAATCTGTGTGGATGACCAAGTTCTCTATTGAAACATAAAAATTTTTTCTTTATATCTTTATTTTTATTAAAATTTGCCAATTTCCATTTTTTTGGATAATTAAGATGTCTTTGTGCCTGTAACTCTATTATACTAATATCTTCTCTATCCATGTAAGTATATTCACTTCTTTCCTGGCCATTTTTATACCAAGAAGTTTTCATCCCTTTCCATTTTTTATATTGTTTTTTTGATTTTAAATTACCTGTAACATAAACAAAGTTGGATGGGTTAATTTTAAATCTATCAAGTTCCTTGTAAAATTCTTCATATAAATTGATATTAAGATGATTAATAGAAGGTCCTTCTTGGGCATGCCAGACAAAAATAATTGCCCTATTCTCTCTTACCTGATTTAAAGCCAACGAACTTATATTATGAAAAAAAGATTTAACTTTATTTTCTTGGCCATCTTCGTATTTACCAAACCATCCTCTTGGGTCTCCCAATGGTTCTAGTATATAAATCCATTTTTCTTTATATTGATTCTCACTATAATGTTTTACACTATTTATTTCAAACTTCTCTCCTGCATTTCCTAATAACTCTCCCCACCAAGGTGGTAAATAAAGTTGACAAATTTGTCCTATTATTTTTTTGTTATATCGAGTCCCATTAGGTCTTTTGATTGTACGTGTCTTTGAATCAAAAAAATCATATCCAAATTTAAACATTAAAGCTCCACATGACTTGGTATATCCTGACCACATCCGAAATCTATTATTTCGTGTTTTGTTCCAAAAAGTTTATATCGTCTTGTAATATCATATTTTAAATCAGTAAGTCCATCTTCATCTGTATTTATTATCCCACCTTGAACTTCCTCTACAAATCTTTTTTCATTCACACTTGTATCTTTTTGATGTACCCATTTTCCACCTACCATATCATTTCGTTTATGTTCTTGTGAGAAAAATTTACCTGGCCGTGTTCTATATGGTAAAGTAGTGTTTGGTATTTTACCGAGTGACTCTTCTTCTACACGACACCCATTTAATATTCCGTGATTTCCATTACCACTTAAATCATACACAATGTCATCTTTTACATTAGAAAAATCATAATATAGTTTAGTATCGGTTGGATTCGGATAGTCATTATTGTAATAATCTCTTATTTCATCATCATTTAAGGATTTATCAAATAAACATACTTGTGCAATATCACCTGCAAAGAAATTAGATTCTTCTTTATTAGGATCACCCACACCAATATAAAATGGATTACCACCATATTTTTTCAAAGGTGATTCAAAACCTAACGGTGATTCTGAACCATGTCCAAATCGTGAATCTGACTCTTGACCATTGAGATAGAACCTAAGTTCATTATTATCAACATCTACCGTGACCATTAAATGTGTCCAAATATCAGGTGGTCTTTTTATCCACATATAAGAATGGTTGTTCTTTTGATTAAATAGTCCAAACGAGTATGCATCTGAATTATCCCAACCTAATCCCATTTGGAAACTTGGTCGTCCAAAAATATATTGATGAATAAATTTTCTATTTTCAACATCACCAATTAAATATTTAGGAATATCAAATCTATCTTCGGCTCTTACCATTACGGACATTGTAAAATTTTTACTTGTGATTTCTCGAATCGAATCATTTGGATTGATTTTTACATAATCAGACAACCCATCTAATCTTAAAAACTTTCTTTTTTCATCAGATTCATGATTCATAAAGGTTTCTTTTGCCAATTTTTTCTTCTTTACTCTAAATAGTAAATCATCATCTTCCATACCCCAATTAAAGTATCCATTAGAATATCCATTTATTCTTTCACATTGTTTCTTAGTGAATAATATAGCACCACCAAAATATTCCTGATACTTCAAGCCATAATCGAACTGTGCAACATGAACTGCCAGATGTTCTACATTTTTAGGGTAGGAGTAATCACATGAATCATCTTCAGGCAACATATCTATGTCGTGAAAACAGAAGTAATCATAACCTTCTTTTTGTGCAACATCAAAAGCTACATTTTTCGCAGTTCCTCTGTTGAATCCACTTACACTATCTGGATAGACTTGGTTGGCAACAAATATCTTATACTCTATATCCTTGTCTTTAAAAAACTTATCCATATGTGGAATAAACTTTTTAAGATGTTCTTCCCTGTTATAGTGTGGGACACATATTGCTAACTTTTTACTCATGTTACTGATATAAACTCGTGTTTGTCTAAAAATTCTTCTTGGTGAATAACTTTATATTTAAGTGAACTTAAACCATCATCTTTAATATTTGATATCCCCCGTCTAACTTTATTAAAAAATCTTAATTGATTTTCTCGTGTTTCCCAATGAGTGAATTTAGTTTGACTCCACCCATTTTCTTCGTGTTCCAAACAAGTATATTTTCCATCTCGTCTGTTTGGTATTAATGCAACACTACCAATTCTTAATTCTTTTTCCTTTTTAAGTGCTCCATGTATTTTAGCGTGATTATCATTTCCACTTTTATCAATTACCATATCACCAACAACATTATCAAAATTCCAATAACCAACCACATCTTTTGCAGATTTATATTTTTCTTGTCCTTGTTTCCACCCATCAAAATTTTTATTATCTGTAACATTTATTGGAAAACCATTATTATATAAATAAGATGCCTCTTCAGGATTTATACAACTTGACCACATAGTAATTTGTGCTATCGTTCCCTTAAAATATCCCCTATCTTCAAAACGTGCGTTTGGATTTGCACATCCAATATAATATGAAACATTACTTGCCTCTTTAATTTTACCCAAATAATCAGTAGGTGATTCGTTTACCTCTACACCATTTACATACATTCTTAATCGTTTTAAAACAGAATCAACTGTATAAATAACATGACTCCATTCATTAGAATGTCTATCCGAAACTACCATATATTGTTCATTATCATTATTCCAAATACCACCCTTGTATTGCATACCACTTGTGTATGCAATTCCTACGTGATGTCCTGGTCGAGTGAATACATGAAACTCATCGTATTCTTTATTATCATCAAGAGTTAAATCATCACTTGGTTCTACCCACGCTTCAACACTAAATGATGAATTTACTACTTTGTTTAATGAAAGTGTATTCTTTATCTCAAGATACTCCTGTCCGTTAAACTCCATAGTACTTACGTATCTTGGTGCTTTATCTTTTGATGAACCGGTCCATTGTTCTTGTAATGGAACTCCTCGTTTTCTACAACGATAAAGTAAGTCATCATCTTCAAACCCCCATCCCCAATACTTGTTGGAGAATCCATTTATCCATTCGAAGTGTTCTTTGTTGAATAATGTAACTCCACTAAAATATTCAGGATATACAAGACGATAGTTAAATTTACTTAGTCTTGATGCAAGATGTGTTGGTTTATCTACCCAAGAATAATCACAAGTATTGTCCTCTGGTAACATATCCACATCATGGAAACAAAAATAATCAAACCCTTGTTGTGATGATATATCGTATCCAACATTTATTAACCATCCACGATTAAAGGGCCTATCGTTCCCCTGTTCCACTATAAAGATTTTGAAATCTATCTCTTTATCAGATAAAAACTTCTCCATATGTGGGACAAATTTGGCAAGGTGT